GTGTGGGGCTCGGAGAAGGCGTAGGAGCTGTGGTCCCCCCGGTCCCGCTCTTCTTGGTCACGTCGATGTCGTAGAAGCCCGAGATAGGCCTGTGGTTGGAGTTCTGCCTCGGCCACGCCTTGTAGCGCGCGAACTTGATCCGGCTGTCCGCTGCGTACCGACCAACGGCGTCGACGGTGTTGCGAGTGGTGGGCACCTGCATGTCCGCGTCGTCCCAGATGGTCATCATCTTGTTGTTGCGGAACAACTTGGTTGGATAGCGCCTCTGGTCGGGATCTACGTTGAGATCTCCTGCCCACGTCACAGGGCCGTACTTCGCCCGGTTCTTGGTAGTGGCGATCAGATCCCCGCTGATCTTGTTCAAGCGCGCAGTGGTCTGGTCGGGAGCGATGGGGAAGTGAGTAGCCACATGAGAGAGCACGATGCCTTCCCAGGCGTAGGTGACCCAGACGACGTAGCGCCCACCGAACCTGTCTGTGACGCTCCTGTACCTACCCTGGTTGCGCATCCTGGCATGTCCATTGCGCAGCGCTACCTGGTTGGCTCCTGCGCCGATGATGGGTGTGTAGCCGTTGGCTCTGGCGAGAGAGCGCATGATCGCGGCGTTCCCGTTGCCCATGGAGGTCTCGGTGAAGGAGACAACGTCGGGCTCCTTGGAGAAGGCGAACTCGAAGTCCTCGCGCGTCTGAGCGTTGGTGTCAGGCGACTCCATCGAGAAGTGCATGACATGCAGACGCTTGATGGTCCTAGCCATCTACGACGCTCTTCAGGGCGTCGATGTAGGACACTGCCTCTCCTCCCACTACCAGCACCTGAGTGGTGTTGGTCGAGGTCGGCATGTCCATCTGGTTGAGCTTGGCTCGCTCACGGGTGATCTTCAGAGCAGTCTCGATGGCCTTCAGGTCGCCGTAGTCGATCTGCGCCCAGATCTTGCTCAGGTAGTGGTCCAGGCGGGCGTTCTCCAGGGCCAGGAGCATCTGACGCTCCTCATCCCCCAGCAGCTGTGCTTCGTGCGTCAGCCGCCGCTGGACAGCCTGGTAGATGACGGCAGGAGTGGTGTGCAGCTCGGTTGCGATGTCAGAGGGCGACAGTCCCTGACGACGCATCAGGTAGGCGACCTCGGCCATGTCCATCCCTTCGGAGGGGACTGGCAGGTTGGGCTCCTCGTCGCTCATTGCGGACCACCTCTACGATCTCTTCGACTGTATGTCCTTCATTGTCCAACATGGCGAACAGTCGCTTCCTGGTGCGGCCACTCGTACCCGCCCACACGCCGTACTCCTCACGCTGAGTGAGTGCATGTGTTAGGCACTCCACGAACACAGGACATGCATCACAGAGCTTGCTCGCACGACGTACCTGAGCGATGGACATCGTGGGTTGTTCAGTCTCATCTCCGAAGTACGCATCTACACCCTGATCTGCGCAGTGTGCTCTCTGCTGCCACTCTGGGTAGAGATCACTCAGTTGATATGAGACATAGCGCTCACTATCAGTGATAGGTGTGTCATGTCCTGTGTTCAGTATGTGCTCATCCAGAGACTTCCAACGCGCGGTCTGCGATGAGGGTGCCGTAGTAGCCGATGCAGGCTGCGTCGAAGCGATCCTGGTCATATCCACACAGAACAGCGTAAGCGCTATCGATGCTCGTGATGTGCTTCTGGATCAGATCCTTGCTCGCGTTTCCGTTGCGCAAGACTTCCTTCTTCCAGGTGCTGACGTTCACCGTATACACACCAAGTGTCATGTCTAGGGTGACCAGGTGGAGGTTGGCTAGGCACGCGCCCATCATCTGAGCCAACTGGATGGAGTACTTCACGTTGTTCCCCAGCAGCGTCTCCTCGATAAAGACGTGGTCCACCTGATGTAGCCGTACAGCGTCAGTGAGGAAGTTGCTGACCTCTTCCAGCTCTTCTCCCCGGCTGTTCCCCTCGTGCGTGAACGCCTCTGTGTGGGTGAGCAGCCAGTCATCCCAGACCGAGTACGCGATCTTCCTGATCCCGAGGTCTACGCCCATCACCTTCATTAGTGACTCCCGTGCTCGTTGGGATCTCCGAAGACCGCATCAGGGTGATCTCGCCAGTCCTCGTAGTCACCCCAATCGTGGTCATAGTTACTCGCCCGAACGTCCTCGATGAACGGGTATATCTTCAGCTCAGGGATCAGCTCATCAGCCTCATCAGCGAGCAGACCTTTGAGCAAGCAGCCCTCAGCCCTTTCCCGGAGCTCCTCAGGCATAGCCCTGACCTGCAACATCCCCTCGATGTACTCCTCCTGTTTGGTAGTGGCTGAGTGTCCTCCCAGCTTCCCGAATCTCACAGCTCGTGATCTCCTACGTGGTCAGGACCACTCATGCCAGTCCTCCATCATCGATCTCAGCCTCTGCGCCACAGTCGAGGCAGATGTACCGAGGTTTCTCGTAGAACCCCTGTGGGTTCACCCCCATGAACTTCTTGAAGTTCTTGATCTCTCCCGTCACAGGACAGACATGCTTGTACCTGATCCACACTGTCTTGCTGCGCGTCATGTGCTCACCCTATGCAAAAGTCACATCCTATACTGAGTGATCATATTCATCTCACCTCAGAGGTTGTTCCTCTTCCTATACATCCGGATGGCTGTCTCGCTCACTCCCGCGACTGAACCCAGACGAACGTTGCTGATCCTTGCGCGGATGCACTCCCTGAGGGCTTCGTTGTACTCGGCCCTTGCTTGTTCGCGGCGGATCACTGCTGCCTCGAACCTGCTCAGTGGCTCTCGCTGCTCTTCAGTGACAGCGAGGTAGTCCTGGATCTTCATTCGTTACCCTCCGATGCCGTGGTCTGCTGCCTTATCGGCTTCACCATCGAGGACATGTACTCGTCGTAGGTCTGTCGCGCTATCTGCTCGGGTGGGTCGATGTGGTCGGCTGTCGTGCGGAGGATGGCTGCCAGTGCCTTGGGGTGGATATCACCCACCAGCTTCAGCACCTGCTCCTCTTCGTCATCGTCGTAGATCGTGAGGTCGACGTTGTACATCAGTAGTTGTCTCCTGCGTCGTAGCGCTGCTCACTGAGCAACGCTTCCTGGGTGAGTCGCCTGCTCCCGAGGTCAGCCATCTTCTTGCTCATCTCGATGAAGCTCCTCAGTTGTCCTGTGCGGAACTTGTACAGCGGGTGTCCCCGGATCACCCGGTTGTGGCTCTCCTCCCAAAGGATCATCATCTCGATCTCCAGGGCTCGCGCGTGGTACGCGGAAGCGATCTCCATCAGGGAGAGGTAGGGACTGTCTACGGGCGGATCTACTCGGCCCAGCAGTACGTCGGTGTAGCTCAGCAACTCGTCGTAGAGCGCGTCTACATCCTCCAGACCCTTGCTCACCGGAACCTCAGTGAGCCTGCGCCCGAACTGAACGTGTGAGGGAGCCCTAACTACCCTGATGGCCATTGTCGTGCTTCTCCAGGTACTCGTTGAGATCCTTCAGCTCGATCTCGTGGATGGTCTTGTAGGGGACTGTGTGGTGGAAGATCGCGTGCACCATCCACCCCGCGTTCATCACCTTCAGCAGGCCGTGCTTCTTGGTGAGCGACTGCTCCAAGAGCATCTCCAGCACGCGCTCCTCGGCTTCCTTCTTCTGCTTGATGTAGTCGATCACCTGAGCGCGGCCCTCAACTTGGACATCTCCCTCTCGTCCTCCAGACCTTCCCGATAGCCCTCTGAGTAGAGCTCCTGGAGCGGCTGTGTACGCCCGGTGTGTAGATACCTGGCGTTCTTCCCGGAAGTCGTCACACACCACTTGCCCGGAGCGCTCTGGCAGTAGGTACACCTGATCCACCTGACTGCGAGGACCTCGATCTTGTCCCACCAGTCGCTCATCGCTCATCCACGATCAGCTTGAAGTAGACCCAAGTGCCCGTCGCGAAGATCGCCAGACGACCGCCGAGCTTGTCGGAGAAGATGAGGTTGTTCGCTCCGTCAGTGTGGACGTTGTCAGCGCTCACCTGCGCGTTGTACTTGCGGTGGCTGTTGCCCGAGGGCTCGTTGACGCGAATCTTGTAGGTCTTCACTCTGCGATCTCCTTGGCGTGGTTGTAGTTCTTGACCTTCAGGCAGCGGTCCCGGAAGGGACAGCCGCTGTACTGATAGCCCGAGCCCTCGACGCACTTGTCCAAGGGCTCGGGGAGCGTCTCACTGTCGATCAGCCCCCAGATCTGGTCAGTGATCAACTCAATGTCACGGATCAGTTCGTCATCGATGTTCACGACGAACTCGCGGTACTCCTGTGTGTCCTTGTCCTCGTAGATCACCACGGCCTTGTCGTTGTCTGTTGCTGCGCCGTAGGTGCCTACCTGGAACTTGTGCTCCTCCTTCACCCCGAAGCTGTTCACGCCCCGGAACCCATTCGAGTTGATGCTCTTCAACTCCACGATGGAGCCGTCGTACGCGATGCCGTCCTGTGTCCCGGACAGGCGGTACTTGTTCTCACCCACCGGCACTTCAGCCGCGAGCAGCCAGCCCTCAGTCAGCCCAGCCATCTGCCACCTGATGTGGACGAACGTGCCGTTCTGGAAGATGCCAGAGGTCTTGGGGCTGGGCGGGAGCTCGGTGAACCCGAGGAAGGTGAAGATCTGCCTGCGCCTACACGAGCCGAGCGAGGAGGCGCTGATGGTCCCCTTACGGTTGCGCGGATACCCCTGGAGGTACAGCTGCTCCTGCGCAAAGCGAATAGCCTCAGGGGAGTAGGCAGGGTTGGAGTTCTTCTTCATCCACTGGTCGTGGCGTGGCGATACGACGAGCTCAGGCCGCTGATGCTTCATCAGTTCACCGAACTTCACTTGGTCTCCTCTCCGATCTCGTTCCACAGCTTCATGAAGTCGTTCAGCCTCATCTGTTTGAAACCGGTGTAGATGATCTGCACATGGCTGTTGGTGGAGATCTCGCACTCGACGTTGGTGATCTCCAGTGGGTCGAGACCCAGCCTGCGGGCGAACGCGAGCTTGATCTCCTTCTCTCGTTCGGCGTCCATCTCCATGCCTAGAACCTAGTCGTCTGTTCGTTCGAGCACAAGGGTTTGAGGAGGATGAGTTGTACTAGTTTCTGCTGCGTGCCTTCGCCCCCTTGTTGACGGCACGCGGGGTGTGCCCGAAGTGGAAGTAGTTACCGCACCTGTAGACCGACATCCGGTCGTTGGGGAAGCGCAGGATCACGTACTTCTTGGCTGCCTTGCGGCTCTTGAAGCGAAGCTTCCCGCAAGTCACGCACTTGCCAACGTGCGCAGGTAGGGACATCAGTCCTCCTCGTGTCTCCGTTCACAGTCACGCGCGAGACCCGGCACTGCCTTCATCTCACCGCAGTAGCCGCACCGCCACAGGTCATCGTGGGTACTTGGCTGTGAGGTACTCGTCCGAGCCTGAGTACTGCGGTCGTCCGTCTGGTCCTGAGATGACTGAACCATCGATGAGTAGTCCGTTCTCGAATGCTTGACCGAAGTCATGTGCTGCCATGTGGTGCCTGTGGCACAGGTTGATCAGGTGGTAAGTCTCACCAGCCCTGTCGAGGATCTCTCCTCCCCGTGCTCTGGTCAGTCTGTGATGCAGTTCAGTTGGCCTCCTTCCACACCTTGTCCACACTCCTGTGGATAACTGGATCATCGCCTCGCACCACCTCACAGCCCGCTCAGGGCTCCTCCGTCGATGAGGGCCTTGACGACTCCGGTGAGGTCTTCTCGGTTGCCGGTCTTGGTGTACTCCTTACCTCGGGAGATTGGGCGCGCGGGGGCACGCTCCAGGAGATCATCGAGGTCTCGGTAAGGGGCAAGGTCAGCCAGAACCTGTGCTGATCGCTCTCCGACACCATCGATACTGCGGAGGCCCTTGCGGATGGCTCCTCGCTGCTTGTCGACGGTGTAGGTGTCTCCGGACACATTGACATGAGGCGATAGAACACGGACTCCCCGTCGTCGGGTGGCGCGGAGGTAGCCAGGTTCCTTCTTGTCTCCTGCTGCAACCGCCAGGAGCGCAGCGTGGAACTCCACGGGGTGCCGAGCAGCGAGGTAGGCACATCGATACGCCGTAATGCCGTAGACAGTCGCGTGAGCACGGTTGAAGCCATACTCAGCGAAGCCAGCGATAGCCTCGTCCAGGAACTGCATGTCTTCATCGTTGAAGCCCTTCTCGTGGCACTTCTCGTTGATCCACTGCTGGTAGCCCTTGATGACCTCGCCTGCCGAGCCAATGTCCTTGTTCGAGGCCTTGACCGCCTTCAAGAACTTGGTGAGGTTCTCCGGGTCCATGCCCAGACCACGCAACATGTCGATCACCTGCTCCTGGTAGAGCAGCACGCCATAGGTGGGCTTGGTGATGTTCATGAGCATCTCGTGACGCTCAGGGACCTGCTCGCCCGAGTTCTTGCGGCGGATGTAGGCCTTGGTGCCACCCGAGTTCATCGTGGCCGGGCGGAACAGGGCCATGGCCGCGATCACGTCCTTGATGTGGGTAGGCTTCATGTCCTTGCAACCCCACTTGGATGAGCCACCCTCCAGCTGGAAGATGCCCTCGGTGCTGCCCGACTTGATGAGCTGGAAGGTAGGTGCGTCCTTGTACTCAATGTTCTCCAGCTCCTCGATGGGCAGGCCGAGGTTGTCCATGCACCTGCGGATCACCGTGAGTGTCTTCGAGCCCAGCACGTCGAGCTTGACCAGGCCCAGCGCTTCGATCTGGTCCTTCGAGTACTGAGTGACGTACCCCGAGTTGCCTCCAGCCCGAGCCATGTAGGCCAGCGGCACGAGGCGATCGAACTCAGCGGGAGAGGACGTGAGCACCACACCTGCTGCGTTGGTGCCCATGCCCTTGTAGAGATGACGCTCAGCCAGGTCATGGAGCATGGCCTTGTCCTCGTCCGGAACCTCTTCCCAGGTCTCAGGCGGGCTCTCATACTTCTTCGCGGCACTGAAGTAGCGGACACGCAGCGAGCCCTTGTCGCCCGTCTCCTCGTCAGCCTCCAGTGAGTAGACAGCCCACGAGCCGATCTGGTGCGCGGTGAACTTGGTGTCGAGCCACGCGATGATCTCCTCACGACGGTCGTGAGCGATGTCCAGGTCGATGTCAGGAGGCTTGGTGCGGTCCTTGGAGAGGAAGCGCTCGAACCTCAAGTCCCACTTGATCGGGTCCACGTTGGAGATGCCCAGCAGCCAGCACACCACCGAGCCAGCAGCAGAGCCACGCGTCTGGAACACAATGCCGTTCTCACGCATGTAGTCGGTCACCTGCGCGACCAGCATCATGTAGCCCGCCATCTCGGAGAACTTGATGACCTCGAACTCCTCCTCCAACTTGGCGACGTGCTTAGCGCTCAGCTTCTTCTCAGCCAGAGCCGTACGGCAGCGCTGCTCCATCACGTACTGAGGGTTCATCACCACCTCAGGCACCGAGTAGGAGTAGGAGTCCAGCACCGGGATGGAGAGCGTGTGCCTGCTCAGCAGGTGTTCAAGACCTTCAACTCCGCGCTCGTAGCGCTTGGCGTGGTGGTGGTCCTGCATCCACTGGTCGTCAACCATGTGGAAGCCGTCACCAGGGAACACAGCGTCGTCCGGGTCAGGACCGAAGGAGATGAGTCGCTTCAGTGACTCGTGCGCGCCACGGTCCTCAGGCTCCACATAGTGGGAGTCCTGCGTGAGGACACACGGCAGCCCCATCTCGTCAGCGATAGCCATCATCGCGTCCGAGGCCACGTCGTCGCTCCACTCATCATCGTGGTCGATGTTGTGGTTCTGGAGTTCCACATACACCGAGTCCGGGAACCACTGGCTGAGTGTGGCCAGAAAGCGCTGGGTGACCTCGGGGCCCTGCTTCTCCAGGGTCTGCATCGCGTAGCCGAAGTGACAACCGGTGGTGAGCGCGATGCCCTTGGTCTTACCGTCTTCAGCCAGTTGAGCCAGCAGCGCATAGTCGAGCGTGGGCTTGTGGAAGTGGTTCTTGTGGCTCAGCGTGGAGAGGGTAACGAGGTTCTCGTACCCCTCAGTGGTGTAAGCCAGCACGCCCATATGGAAGCGCTCAGCCTTCTTGTGTTTGTTCGCATAGTCCTTGCGGTACTGAGCCAGGTCAGGCACGAAGTACAGCTCGGAGCCAGGGAACGGAGCGATCCCGGCCTTCTTGCAGGCCAGGTAGAGCTCCACAGAACCAGCCATGTTGCCGTGGTCGGTGAGACCTACAGCCTTCTGGCCGAACGACACCGCCTTGTCCACGATCGCTTCCACAGAGGGCATCGCGTCGTTGACCGAGTACCGAGAGTGCGTGTGCGCGCTCCAGTACCGTGCCTCAGACTGAGACCGGACGATCTTCAGCCGAGGACTTGAACGAAGAATCTTCACGTTCTCCTCCTTGACCAGTGGGTGGGGCGTTGCAGCACCTAGCCGACGAGCTATTGATGGTGTCTTCCCCTTACACCCCACCCACTGGCGTCATGGGCGGTACTACCTAGCCTTGCGCGCCTTGATCCGCTTCTTCCCAGGAAGACTCCGGTCGCGGTCACGCTTCTCACGGGGCTGCACAGGCAGATCCCGGTCCATGTACCTCATCACGAGGCTCTCACCGGTAGCCATTACTGGCTCAGCATCCAGTCCACGATGCTGTCCGAGGTCTTGGCGTGCTCCTGCGGAACCTCTCCGTAGCCCTCGTCCTTGCAGAGCTTCACGAGATCCCACGGCTCCATGGCCCTCAGCTCAGCCTCAGTTACCTCGCGCTCAGGCTCAGGGTCCTTGGGCTCCTCGCGCTTGATGCGAGTACGCCGTGCCTCAGCAGCCAGTTGGTCCTCCAGCGAGGCCTCAGCCTTGGCCTGCGACGCCTTGGCTGAGGTAGTGGCAGCCTTGGCCGAGTTACCCCAGGCCTCGTCGTACGCAGCAACCAGGAGCTCCTCAGGGTCACGGAGGCGATCGGTGTCGATCGGGTCGGAGGTCTTGTCCTGACCCTCAACGTCGTAGTCGTAGAAGCCGTTGTCCTTCTTGAAGCGCGTGACGATGTAGTACCGGTCAGTGACCGTACCGAGACGCTCGTAGCGGGTCTTCAGCTTGTCCGAGACGGTCTTGGGGACCTTCCAGACGTTCACGTAGGCCTTGCCGTCGTACTCAGAGACAGCGTTGAAGGCAACCTTGCGGGAGGCCTTGGACATCTTCTCGTTGTCCGAGGTGCAGCCGGGGCAGGTGTCCCGCTCGTTGGTGCAAGGGAACGGGTTGCCGTCCGGGTTGAAGTGCTCCCAGTAATAGACCCACTTGTCGGGCTCATCCGCCACACGGAGGATGTTGTCGCCGTCCTTCATGTACTTCATGAAGGAGAGCTCGCCACCATCACCGCCACGGGTGTCGGTCGCGGCCTCTTCTGCGCTCTTACCAAACCTCATGATGTTGCCTTCCTGACCGTCTCAACGGTCTCTCTCACAGTTGTCATGACGCCCTCATTGACGCCCTCAGCGGCCCGCTCACGGGCCATCTCAGCAGTCTCACCAGGCTGAACCTTGGTAGAGACTCCGTACTTGATCCAGGACTTCTCACCCGAGATGACGATCTCGTGGGTGACCGCTACCTCAACGGTGTCTCCTGGCTGGAGGTAGTTCTTCTGGATCTTCACTTGTCCACCTGGATGACATGACCCTTGCGCGCCATGTAGGCATCGAGCTCGGCCACATCCTCCTCAGTGAAGAGATAGATCAGCAGACCACCCTGCTGAACAGCGCTCGACGGAGCGTTGACCTTTGGGGTGCCATCGGAGTTCTCGGCGTGGATGAGACGCCGGATAGTCTGGACATGGACGCCATACCGCTGAGCCATGTCCTTGACGCCCAGGTAGCCCTCCGGGAGGCTCTCCATGATCATGGAGGCCGGAGACTTCCGCTTCTGCGGAATCGCATCCTCGGCGCGGATGATCTTCAGGTTGGTCATTCCTCTGCGTCCTTCTCGGTGTATCGGAGGAAGGGTGTCCCCGGCACTGGCTGGGCGTACTTGGCGACGATCATCGGATCGACCTCGCCCCGGCCCATGGCCTCCTCCAACGCCTTGCGGTTCAGCTTCTTCTCGGTGTACTTGTCGTAGACCTTGGCAGTCAGGGCCCTTCGCAGGCCCTTCTCGTCCAGCTGTACTCGCTCTGCGCGGACGTATGTGACCGTCCTGACCTTGTCACCATCGATCATCTTGTAGGTCTTCTGGTGCCGCTCTTCCATGTCGGCTGCCAGCTTGGCCTCAATGATCTTCAGGTGCCGGTTCGCCTGATCCGCAGCCTGCTTGGCTGCGACGTACTCACCGAGGAGGTCGTGATCTTCAGTCGCGGCTTCGTTGATCCGTGCGATGCGGAGTGCCATGTCGTTGACCCTACACAAGACTGAGCAGTCGATACAAGAGGAGACACAACTTTCTTCAGGCGATCTTCGGAGAGCTCGCCCACGTCCTTCCCCCACGAACGCGGCCAGGTAAGTCGAGATACCGCACGGTGGGGGAAGGCTCGTTCGGTGTCGCAGTGAGCCTTCCAGCCAGCGTCGTCATGGTCGTACGCAGTGAAGACGAAGAGAGGGTCCAGTCGGTCAATGAGTCGGACCTGATCTTCTCCCAGACGAGCTCCGTAGATGGCCAGGGCATCCACTCCGACACTCCACAGCGCGATAGCGTCCAGGGCTCCTTCACAGAGGACCACCACATCGCTTCGTTGTAGATGGCTGTAGTTGAACAGAAGCCTGCCCACGTCGATGCCACGGGGGTAGCGGTACTTGGGCCCCGAGTCAGCATCCAGTGCTCGCCGCACCACTCCCAGCACGGCTCCTGATGGGTCTCGCAGCGGGTAGGTAACGGCGTTGAAGTCGGGGTCGTATCCGAGTCGGAAGCGAGTCGCAGCAGCCTGCCCCACGCGCGCCAGCCAATAGGGATGGGTTGCCCCAGCGTCCCACCTAGCGAGCCATGACTCCGCATAGATCGTCTCCTCAGCCATCTCTTCCTCGAACCACCGCTGCATGACTTCATAGTCAGGTTCAAGGAGAGCGTCTTCTCCGGTGAGCCCGCCACGGGCTCCGCAGGTGTAGCAGATCCACTTCTGCTTGATGACGTTCACCGACGCGGAGGGGCGGCTGTCTCCGTGTACGGGGCACAGGAAGGGCCTCTCAACCCCATGGCCGTAGAGCACGGCCTCCTGGAGTGTCCAGTGCCTCAACATGGCGCTTCGTTGACTGAGTCCGCCAGCTGCTCATCAATGAAAGGGATGGGCTGGTCGATCTCGTCCCACATCAGGCTGCCCTCACGTAGACGTGGTGCTCGCCGTCGCAATCAGGCCGGATGCACGTCCACTTGGTGGTGAGCGTGACCTTGGTGTGCTCGGTGACGCCGTCCTCCGAGACGGTCAACGCGGTCGTTGTGCTGCTGATCTCCATGTCACAGTTCCTCTGCCATCAAGGCCATGTCGTCGGCCTGTTCGCGGGTGATCTCATCGAAGACCCCGATGTTGGGGTCGAATGTGGTGCAGAACCTGATGCCGCCCATGCCGTGACGGTTCTTCTCCAGAGAGAAGAGCGTCGCCACGTTGTGCGCCATGGCTCGCATGGTGACAACCACATCGCCGTCCTGACCGAGAGCGTCGGACTGAGCGAGGGTGCGGAGGATGGGGGCTTCCTTGCCGTGGTCGCCCTCACGGTTGATCTGGGAGGCCACCAGCATCCGGGTGTTAGCCGTACCCGCCAGCGCCTTCAGGTCGTTGGAGATGGAAGCGGCGACCCGCCAGTCGTCTACCGACCGAGAGCCGCCGTCAGCGCGCATGAGTCCGATGTAGTCCACGATGTTCAAGTGGTACTCATCAGCCCCAGAGGCGATGAGGCCAGGCGTGACCACACCTTCGCGCGGAGTGTGGATATCCAGGAAGCCAGCGCCACGCTCTTCGAGGCGGTCAGCGAGCTCTCCGACGAACTGCTTGTAGGTGTGCAGGTCGACCCTGCGATCCCTCAGGTCCGTGAGGGTGATGCCCTTGTAGCCGAAGACGGTGGCCAGAGCAGCGTGGAAGCGGAAGCGAACCTCGTTCTCATTCATCTCCAGCGAGTAGAACTTCACCCGGCAGCCGTCAAGGACAGCCCGGACGGCGTAGTTGACGAGGTGGGCGGACTTGCCCTGTCCGGGACGGGCAGCGAGGTACCAGATGTTCCCCGGCCGGATGCCACCGGTGTGGCGCTGGAGCGTCCGATAGGGGACCTCGACAGCCTGATTGGGCTCGTCCCACGAGTCCAGGAAGTCCATGTCCGTGAGGAGCTTGCGGGGCTTGGGAGCTGTGCGGTGGAGTTCAACACCTTGAAGTACGCCGTGAGCAGCCGCCACGTCGCCCATCTTCAGGTTCTCCATGGCCTCGGTCATCGAGGCCGTGATCTGGATGCGGTCGTACGCCTTGAAGACCAGGTCAGCAGCAGACCGAATGTCCTCGTGCTCGCACTTCGGGAAGTTGGGGAAGGAGGCCTTGAACGCCTCCCAGGTGGGCTCGGTGCCGTAGTACTCCAGGTAGTTCAGGAGCCAGTTGTACTCGGACTTGTAGCCGATGAAGTGGTGGTTGGTGATGCCGAAGTGAGAGGCAGCCATCACGTCGCCGTTGTTGAGCAGCGCCGAGATGAGGATCGCCTCACCTGAGGTCTGGGTCATGGGGAGTCCTGTCGTTCAGTTGTTGCGTCTCTGCACCCTACTCACTGAGTGCATACGATGCAATGCTCAGTTTGTGTAGAGATGAACTTGTTCCGGCCAGACGTAGTCGAACCGGATGTAGGTGTCACCGGGGTCCGAATTGATGGTCGTCTTGCGGTGGGTCCGGGTCAGGGGCACCAGGACACCTCCGTTGTGTTGGCAGGGACGGATCTTCTGCTTGTTGCATTCACGACACCACCGGTGAGCGGACGCCAGACGAGGAGCATCTGGGTAGCAAGTCCGACAAGGCTGTGCCCGACCGATCTCATCCAGGTTCACCTCAGCTGCGACGGACCCGGACTTGGTCAGCTGGAAGCACTCACGGTTCTTGTGGAAGCGAGGCCGGGTCGTCCTCGTCACGTACACCTTGGGCACCAGATCAGAGTAAGACGAGAGCCGACCGGATGGAAGCCGAACATGGAAGAACCCCCGGAGCTCCTTGACTAGCTCAACGGGGGTTCTTCACCTCGAATAAGACGCGGACTCCCCAGTCCCAGTCTCACCTGCACTAGACAGGCTACACACAGCAGCTGTAGGTTGGCCAGCACAACCGAATAGACGTGTTACAGGACTCCCCAAGCAACACCCAGATCAGCCTGCATGACCACAGCAGTCAGAACGTGGTTGCCGCCTCACCAGCGGTGATGTCGAGGGTTAGAGCCTCATCATCCGAGGCTGCCCTGGTGAAGCCTCGTGTCCCTCCTTGGGGGGATATAGGGGGGCGTGTACACAGTGCGCAGCGCCACTGATCCCTTGCTAGATCATCTGAGATCTGCCTCGAAGAGGCGCTTCCATCTCCATCTTGTAGTGACGTGTATGTTGTGATATGATGTAGTCATCAGTTGGTACAGCACCGACTGAGTCACTGAGTGAGACCCCACCCCGAGGTACGAACTCCTCACAGAGGTGTAGTTGCATCCGCTCAGATCTAGCCCGGTACGGGTCCCTTTAACAAGGGATCTACCGGGCATTGCTGTTATGTATACGTTGTGATATACTTATCTACGTAGCCCTGCGATAGCTATGTCCTGACCCCACGGAGGGACTGGTTGTCGCAGGGCTACTTCTATGTCCGGACAACGTAGGAGAGAGATGGCCAGAGCAGAGCACAAAGCGTTGAGGAGCTTCCTCCTGGGCTGTATCCACGGCTCAGTGATCAACAAGGAATTCCCGATGAAGATCGAGAAGGTGGAGGTCGTCCCGGATGGAGAGGGAGACCCCGACCATCTGAGAGTCACCAGCTTCTCGGGACGAGTCTGGGAGATCTCCGTGGAGGAGGTGACTTGATGAACATCCCTTGTATGTCCTGTGGGCAGTCCACCTCTGAACCACCTCCTTTGGGCTGTCTCCATGAGCGGAACCACCTCTGCATCTGTGAGACACCTGAAGCCACGGAAGTTGGTCAGACCCACACCTGCACCAAGTGCGGGTTCATCAACGAGGTACGGGACATGTTCGATCCCAACTCACGCCTCCCGGAGATCACCAGAGAGCGGATGCGAAAGAGGTATCCAGATGGACTCCTTGGGTGGAGCCGTACACACGAGAAAGGAACAACTGCATGACGCAAGAGGAACGAGACATCTCCTTCCCCTACATGGTGAAGGAGGAGGATGTCTCGGACATCGACGTACGAGGAGGAGCCTCCCTCCTCAACCCGGTGTACTGCATCGGGTGTGAGCTCGGTGGAGACAAGGAGATGAACCTCTCCCAGGCTCTGGACCACGTCCTCCACATCCACAAGGTTCGCAAGCACAGGATCTACAAGCCTGGCGTGGAGAAGTTGCAGAGGAACGAGGAGCGCTACCGGGAGCACATGAAGCGGATGAACCAGGAGAGGGAGAACGCCTGATGGCGAAGTACAAGCGCAAGGTAGGTCTGGCCCTGGAGGCTCGGAGGAAGTCCTGGGACTCGGCTTCTGCCGATGCCCGCAAGGGAACCCGACGCCCTGGTTCACAGAACCGGAACAAGGGCTACGGAGTCTCCACGGGCCGACGATGACGACCGTCATCTCTCGGGAGACCTACCTGATCCGGAGAGGGATCATCCGGCGCATGTCGAACGAGGAGATCAAGCATCTCCTCACAACTGAAGACAAGGACCTCTCCGAGGAGAAGTCCTGGGAACAATGGAAGAGGGAGTATGAACACTGAGAAGCAGCAGGACATCGAGGGTGACGACCTCGCCCTTCTGTACTGCACCAACGCCGACGATCTGGATCGTCCTCACCCTGAGTCCGTGAAGATCATGGGTGACTGTGGACATCTCGTCTGGATGAGCCCGTCCACGAAGGACATGTACGACAACCCGGATCTGAAGACCAGAGCGAGATGCTCGCGATGTGTCCCCAGAGAGGAGCTTCGGAACCTGCTGAAGCAGGGTCTCTTCCGGCACACTCCGGCCTCCAAGCAGGAACTGCTCGACTCCGGGATGCCGGAGCCCCTCGTGGAGGCGCTCTACAACCTCCTGGGCGTCAAGCCGATGACCGAGGAGGAGTACGACAAGCTGGGAGCAGCCGATGCCTGAGATCACCCTGCGGGTCAAGATCAAGTTCCCGCCCATCGACCACGAGGGCGACGTGAACACCGCCGAGGCCTGCTTCAACGCCTCCAACCTCATAGCGGCGCTTGACCACTACGCGGACTGCGCGCTGGAGTACGACGGAAGGTACACCGCCGTCGACTCTCTGGAGGTGTCCTTCCTCGGTGCGCAGAAGCCTTCCGAGGATGACATCGAGGCGATGAAGGACTGGCACAAGGAGCACTGCGCGGGAGAAGACGGGTGTCAATCTCCGGGTTCCACGGAGCACTGCCCGTACGACTGGGAAGAGGAAGAAGAGGAAGAAGGTCTCTCTTCTTTCGGCTGAGGCTATTGCATGTCGTGTCTATGATGTGCTATAGTTAATGCAATGGGCACCCGGTAGGCTGCCCAGCACAAGTCTTCCGGACCAATAGGTCGCCACCTGAGGTCCGGGAGTGGTGGATCCGGAGTCCCTTTGGGACCTCGCCCCTTGAAGGCCCTCGGGCTGGAGATTCGTCTCTGGCTCGGGGGCCTTCTTCTGTTTCACCGCCCTTCACAACAGGAGAACAACATGAAGAAGTCCACCAAGGTCGGCCTGTACGCCGCCTGCTCCCTCATCGGCCTGAAGGTCATCGACACGATCAACTCGATGTTCCACGAGTGGGTCGTCAACGAGATCGAGGCTGCCACCTACGACTACTTCTCGGACCACACTGAGCAGCTCCGTCAGCACGACGACGAGATCACCGAGCTCTGGCTCCGGCACCCCGACGCCAAGGAGATGTTCGGGGACATGGTGGTCGAGGATGTCTCCCCCTACCCCATGGACGACGTGGCCGGGTACACCAGCTACGCCCCCAAGACATACGCCCCCGGTCCGGGCTCGGAGATCATGCACCGGCAGTTCTGCCACGACAAGACCGAGTGCCAGTTCCCGGACGCCATCGAGAACTGCCCGTACGACTGGACGACCATCAAGACCTTCCAGCAGGAGACGCCGGAGGGGCATCTCATCACCGAGGGCTCCTGGGAGAACCTGATCACCCCGCAGGAGGACCACTACGGCCCGATGGACCACATCAACGATCTGGAGTTCGTTGGGTCCAACGTCGCGGTGGTCGTCCAGCAGGACCGCACCAACGACGAGCTGAAGGTGCAACAGATCGCGGAGTCGGAGGGCACCTCCACGAGGCACTTGCTGCACCAGCACCGGCTCTGCTTCCAGGCCCAGCGGTCTATCACGGCTGGTTGGGCGTACGTGGACGGTGCCTCTGCTGGCTGCGCCATCCACCCGGACGAGCCCGAGCGCTGTCCGATGTCCTTCTGATGGATCAGGTCTATATCGATCAGCAGCGAGCGAAGGGGCTCGCTCAGGTTAGACAGATCGCCATCGACGCACGCACAGCACTTGGTCTTCCTGACGCTGATATGCGGCTACTGGCCAAGATGCGTCAAGACCCTCCAGGGACCGTAAGGACTCTGGATGAACGGCGCGCATTCGAGCGTCGGTGGAACTACCTCGTGAGCCTGCGCTCATGACCCGAGAGGGACCTGTCTGTGGGGCAGGTCCCTCTCGTCTTCCCCAACTGAATAAGTCCATACAGACACAGATGAATAGGAGATGCACATGTACGTCTTGGAGATCCGGTTCTGCGACCAGCAGACCGGCGTGGTCGAACTCCGTGGCGATGACCAGGTCGCTCGTGACGCCTGGGCCGAGTTCGCTGACAAGCTCCTGCTCGGGCAGGACTTCGGCGTCGCAACCCCGGGAGGGACCGGCGCACACCCCGTTCAGGTCAGCTTGGTTGGTTACAACCAGCTCGACCCCAACGACCCCGGAGAACTGCACTACTCGGTGTACAGGACCTGCTCGGACCTGCACCCCAAGAGCGCACCGGAGCCGAAGCTCATCGTTGCGAAGGGAGCACTGCGATGAACAACAACGAGCTGATCGAAGAGGCCAAGAAGGTTGGCTTCACCTACCACGGCAAGACGCCCAACGGGCACTTGCTGTTCCTCAACGACGAGGGCAAGAGGGTCACCGCCGCTGGAACCGCGTCGGACTGGCGTTCGCACTTGAACGCTATCGCCGCCATGGAGCGGATCTCCGGCATCAAGAGGATGAAGCCCAACCACGGGAAGCCCCGGAAGAAGGGCGACACCTCAGGGTTCCTGAACACCATCAGGACAGAATCCGCTGAGCACTGGAGCGAGAAGGTCGGGTCCATCGTGGACGAGTACAAGACCCTCGCTCTGGAGTTCCGGATCATCTCGTCGGCCGAAGCAGATCGGACCGACTTGAACCGAGCGATGGAGATCATCCGTCGCATGGCTCGTCTGGAGGACGTGCTGACCGAGTTGCGTCAGCCCATCCCGCAGACGGACCTCCCCGCCAACATCAACCACATGAAGAAGAAGGTGTGACGTGATCACCGAAGAGGACAAGGGCACGACCGTCGCAGTGAAGTTCTGCGACGCCACGATCCACGAGGAGACGTACGACCCCACCGCCTGGGGGAACATCTCGGCGGTCGAGGCGTACAACAAGTACGTGAAGCAGGCGAACGACAACCACACGGTCTTCGCCAAGATCCCGCACATCCTCAACGTCGAGATGAGCGGCAAGGAGCAGTCCTGCTCCGAGCGCTTCACCTGCACCTGCTCCCGGCAGGCGGTGCCCGCATGAGCACCGTCACGGAGGAGCTGTACGTCCCCGAGGACATCGACAAGACCGCGCCGTTCACCATCGCCACCTCGTACTGCACGGGTCGGACCACAGTGGACTACCGGACCACTGCTCGCTCGGCGGTGGTCCACTACACGCACAAGATCACCTCAGGCGTGCGCTGCGAGGACCAGAACATCGCCGGTGACGTTCCCGTTCACATCCGGCTGGTGTCCTACATCAGCCGCTACAAGGACGGCGAGATCCGGCAGCACATCGACTCTGGACCACTGATCTGCCCCTGCACGAGCGCCGAGTGACCGCTCTCGTCCTCATCATCTCGTTCGCCGTCATGGTTGTAGCGCTCACCTATGGGTGGCTACGCAGCCGTGGCGGCGAACAGTCGTCTACAGGAGAAGAACATGGGTGATATCGGAGACAACCCGCGCGAGATCGAGCTCGTGCCGGTGCCGGAGACCTCTCCGCTTCCGGAGCCGATCAAGCTTCCGGAGCCCGTCAAGGAGCCTGAGCCGGAACCGGTGGCTGCCTGATGACCGGAGAGACCTTCAACAACTACCAAGTTGACCGCCCCGTCCATCTGGGAACGATCAGGGGCTACCGAGCTTGGGGTGTTGACGACCTCGGTCGTCTGACTCCAGCCACACGCGCCGACTACATCTGGAGTCCTGGCATCAACCGCGCGGTCTGTAAGTGCGGTAACTACGCGAGGAACGTGGCCGCGCGGCACCACAGTTGCGGGTTCTACGCCTACTTCAGTGGCAGCAACGACTACGCGAAGACTGGCGACATCCACGGGATCATCGAGGCCTGGGGAACTACCACGGTCGGTGACCGTGGCTTTCGCGCCGAGTACGGCAAGATCCTCGCCTTCGTGGATCCCGTGGTGGTCTACCGCGTGAAGTGGGTCCACCAGTTCGCCAAGTGGTGCCACCGCAGGGACTACGAAGTCTTCTTCGGGCTCGGCGGGCTCCTTCTCGGGCTCGGCAGTTTGATCGGAGGCATCTTGTGCATGATCTTCGGGCCAGATTGGTCGACTCAGCTCTGCGGTGTCGGCCTGGCGCTCGGCATCTTCGGTCTGGTGCACGCGATGCACTCGGATACCTGCGAGTACGAGTCGAAGGACTATCGCAAGATCCAGCTGGTCAAGCACAACTACCCAGATGTGCAGTGGTTCCGCAACCACCGGGAGATGATCCGCGCCTTCCCAGTCGAGGAGCCATCGGTTCCTGAGGTCACGCCCGAGAACTACTCGGACTTCTGGACCACCACTGGCACGCCGAATCAGCGCAAGGACAACTGAATACCCAACCAACAACAGGAGATGAGAATGGCACGAGCAACGACAAAGACCGCCAACCAGGAGCCCACTCTGGAGCAGCTCCAGGAGGAACTGGCGGCAGCGAAGCGCAAGTTGCGTGAGCAGCGGATGACCACCGTGCAGGTGGCGCAGAAGTACGCGGCGCAGCACAACCTCTGCTCCGTGGTGGACCAGGCGCTCACCGAGGCAGGTCTGCTCGGTGGCAGTGTCAGCAAGAAGGTCTCGATGTTGATCCCGGTCGAAGTCGTCATGGGCATCGATGGCGATCTGGTCGAGAACATGACCGAGGAGGAGATCAAGCAGGCCATCGCGGAGATGGCCAAGCCCACGTCCGTCAACTGGGGTGGATCCATCGGTCCGGTCACCTCGGTGGCCAACGGACGAGTCCGTCGTACCGAGCCTGTCTCCACTTTCGGAGAAGTGCAGGTGCTCAGTGTCGAGGATCCGCCCTCTCTGACCACCGTGAGCAACGACAACGGCTGGTCGAACCCGCCCAACGGGCACGTCGCGCTGTACACGGCCCCCGAAGGGCGGAAGCTGCACTTCGTCACGGCGGTGGAGACCAGTCATCACCGCGCGGTTGCGGTCGAGATCAACGGAATGACCTTCTACACCGTCCGCACTCCGCTGTGTGGTGCCTCGGTGTCGTACTACGGCGCTCCGTGGGCCATTGACTCGCCGCGCAAGGTCAGCGTAGGCACGCGCGATGGCATCTGCCAGGGCTGCCGTGACCTCGCGCAGACGCGGTACGGATGGAGGCTCGGCCGATGACCGGCACCGACGAGGCGGTCGAGACTGCCAAGCAGGCGATGGAGGACCAGCGTCCTCTGAACGCCACGCAGGGTCGCAACCTCCAGAGGATCGTGAAGAACGACTTCGAGAGGCTGAAGGCCGAACTGGAGCTCTTCCGGGTCGAGGAGAGGACTCGCCGTGAGCAGGAGATCCGGGAGAACTACCGGACCAGCAGAGAGAGCCGAACCACGCTGGAGAACGAGATCCGAGTTCTCAACCGCCAGTACCGGGCGGAAGCGGAGCGCCTCCGAGGCAGAGCGCGCGAGATGGGTCTCACGGTCAACCAGGGCCTCACAGCTCCGAGCGAAGTCGTGGTCTTCGGCGAGGAGCGCCTCAACCAGGACATCCAAGCGATGTACCGCGAGGTCAACGGAGATGTGAACACTGCTCTCCGTACCGCAGAGGCCAAGTTCTACGAGGCCGAGCGGCTCGTGCTCATGGCCACCATCACGACCCAGGCAGAGAAGATCCTGTCCGGCATCCCCACGTCTCAGCAGCTCATGGCTGAGGCATACGAGCAGCGCGCCAAGCGCAAGGAACTCACAGGAGGAACACAGTGAGCATCTCTCTGGAGAAGCGCACCGAGAACGCCGGGATCAGCCTGGTGAAGGTGATGTCCGAGGCCGCAGCACAGGGTCTGAACGTCGATGACCTCACTGCGCAGTGCGTGCTGGTCATGGACTTCTCGGGCTCGATGGACTACCGCTACCGCAGCGGTGAGGTCCAGCAGCTCGCAGAGCGGACGCTGGCGCTGTCCCTGACCGGTCTGGACGACGACGGGAACATCCAGATCCACTTCTTCCACACCAAGGTCTTCCCGGAGATCGAGGTGGACGCGTCGAACTACACCGGCGCGGTGGACGAGTTCACCCGCAAGAACACCATGGGTGGCACCGCCTACGCTCCCGCGATCCGACAAGTCATCGAGAGCGTCACCGGTGGCAAGACCAAGAAGAAGGGTCTGTTCCGAAAGGAGACCCCAGCGGCTCCGGACGGTCCGGCCATGCCGACGCTGGTCTTCTTCGTCACGGACGGCGAGCCGAACGACCGGCAGGAGACCATCCAGCTCCTGAAGGACGCTTCGGGGCTGCCGATCTTCTGGCAGTTCCTCGGCGTCGGCTACTCCCCGGAGTTCCTGAAGGAGCTCGACACCATGGGCGGACGTGTCCTCGACAACGTCGGCCTCACCGAGGTGCCCTCGACGGAGTCCATGTCCGACGAGGAGTACTACGAGACGGTCTTGAAGGAGTTCGTCTCGTCCTGGGTGCCTGCGGCTCGCGCCAAGAGCATCATCGCGTAACCCTTCCAACCAACAAGGAGAGCAACACATCATGACGAACACCGCAGTGGAGCAGGGGATGCTCTGCATCATGGACAAGACCGGCGACACCCGCATCATGTGGGACCCCCGCAACGCCGACGAGGTCGACATCGCCAAGGCCGCGTTCAAGAAGGCCAAGGACAAGGGCATGGTCGCCTACGCCGTCGACAACACCACCGGCGAGAAGGTGGACGGCGAGGTCATCCGCGAGTTCGACCCGGCGCGCGGCAAGATCATCATGGCCCCGCAGCTCGTCGGCGGATGACCGACGAGATCACTGAGGAGACCGTCCTGCGGCACATCTGCGAAGGGTGCGGCAAGGACGAGAACCTGACTGTTGCCGAGGCCTTCGAGGCGGGGTGGGACTACCCACCCCGTCTTGGGGTCTTCGGAGTCGTCTCCCCGCGTACCTGCGGGGAGTGCGGCATCGAGAAGACGCTCTGGTGGCGAATCCAGACCGGCGAGGTTCGTCCCGACGACCTCAGCTCGGAGGAGATGGAGTTCATCCAACGGGTCGTCAACGAACCCGAGTCCATCCTCGTGAAGGAGGAGAAGTGAGATGCCACGCATCAGCCAAGAAGTCGCAGCGGAGGTCGTGGTGGACCTCACCGAGACTGAGCGCGGGATCATCCCGTCCGATGAAGTCCAGAAGGTCGTCTGGCAAGGGTGGGCTGACGTGACACCCACCTGGACCCAGTGGACCAACAGCACCACCGTCACCTACCGGATCCAGCAGGATCGGGTCTGGAACCGATGGACTGTGGACGACGCCTGGACCGTCATGAACCCGGCGATCAACGGGACCATCACGTACAACACCGCGTTCACCACGACGCAGGACTACGTGTGGACCAATTGGAACGCCCAGAGCGACACCGTCTACACCCGGACGTACCACCAGATGGACACGGGTCGGACGGCCGAGGAGATCCAGCACCTGGCGGATCGTCGTCAGGCGCTGAACGAGGCCGAGTCGCGTCGTCGGCTCCGGTATGAGCAGGAGCGCGAGCAGGCTGCTGCTCGGGCCCAGGCCCATGACCGGGGCATGGAACTGCTGAAGATGGTCATGTCCCATGAGGAGCTGGCGCTCTTCGAGATCGCGGGCAAGATCCATGTCCGTGGTTCCGAAGGTGGTCTGTACGAGATCGACACTCAGTACGGAGGCGTGCACGGCAACGTCGTGCAGGTCGATGAACACGGGTGCCAGCTCGGACGGATCTGCGTCGCACCGCAGATGCGGCTCGACAGCGGCGTGCTGCCGCTCTCGGACGGCTACGTCGGTCAGTACCTGGCGATCAAGCACCAGGAGGCCCTGTTCCGGGCGACCGGCAACTGGTCTCAACGGCGTACCTGCCAGCAGCCGAACGTCCCGATCCTCGGGGAGCAGCGAGCGGCATGAGCTACGAGGGTGGAGCGGGGGATGGTCACATCGACATCCCCCGCTTTGCTCTTGTCCCGCGAGGTAAGCAGCGGGTCAAGGGCCGGGTCCTGTCATACGAAGGGAACGGCTACTTCACCGTTCTCATCCCAGGTGACATCAAGGTGTTCATGCACCGTGATCGTCTGATCTTCGCCAACAAGTAGGAGAGAGATGCTCAACCATCCTTTGGCTAAGCACATCTTGTGGGCGGTCGTGCTGGTCGTCCTTGCCTGCCTCGGCATCGTCGCGTTCGGTGACGAGCAGGCAGTGGAAGTAGCAAGCGGAGTGCTGGCCGGTATCGGCCTCTGCGTCGTACTGATCATCTTGATGATCCCAATGTTCTAAGGAGAGAAGTGAACACCGTACGAATGAATCGAACCGAGCTGCTGGAGCAGCTTCGGGACAACCAGACCAAGCACGCGGCTGACTACCGCGAGGCGATGGTGGTCTGGAAGAAGAAGGCAGCCAAGGCTCTGGCGAAGGCTGCCAAGAAGGCGGAGAAGGGCAAGATCACCCTCAACCCCCTTCAGGACCTCCCCAAGCCCGTCCAGTTCATGGAGGAGTACGACGACGCCATCGCGCGTGTCATGGTCGACACCCGCGAGGAGTTGGAGCTGGATGACCACCAGTTCCGGCAGTGGGTCCAGGACAAGTGGGTCTGGCAGCACCAGTTCGCTGCCTCGACCTCTCTCTACAACGGGAGGTGACATGAAGACGCGGATCATCGGAGCCGTCCTTCTGGGGGCGGCTCTTCTCATCGGTGGCTGCGCCAAGGTGTCGGAGCCGTACAACGACGCTGACCGAGGCAAGACCAACAACGACAAAGCGGACATCGTCACCTTCCCGGACGGGTTCTCCAACGTCGCCACCAAGTGCGACCACGGAAACCGTGTGTACGTCATCTACAAGGGCGACTCGGCCTACGGCTCCGTCGCCGTGGTACCCAACGCGGAGGATTGCTGATGGTGAGGAGCGCCCACGGCACCAGGTCTGCTGACTTCGTCAAGGAGCAGGGTTGGCGGGTCGGTGACCGCATCGTCGGTGGTCCGATCATGGGCGGTCCTAACAAAGACAGGGTGGTGGAGGCTGGGTTAACCATCGTGATCACCGCCATCGGCGAGGAGATGGTGCTCACGAAGACCGTCAAGAGAGAGCCCAGCCCTTATGGCTACCGCGACCGAGAGATGCCCATGACTTTCACGGAGCGCGACTGGGAGAAGATCGAACCCTTCTCGATCGAGAAGGCGATCCAGGAACTCAACAGACACGGTCGGAACTCGTTGACCGGGCGCGCGATTGATCTGTTGACCGACGTGTTGCTGGTGCACACAACTACAGAGGAGAGGAAAGAGCCGATATGGCCGAAGTGACGGAGATGACCGAGGAAGAGCGCCTCGCTGAGTTCGAGACGCTGTGCGTCGAGTACAAGCTCCAGAAGGATGCGTTGGTGAAGGCGTCCCTGGCCCTCTTGGAGTCCGGAGTGCCGTTCCCCACCGTGCTCCGACTGATGGCTCAGCACGGCGCTGTCGACCACGCCCCGAAGGGGATGGCATGAGTGAGAACACCGCGCTCGCCGTCTACATGACCATGCTCATCCTCACGCTGATCGTCGCTGGCGTCAGCGCCTTCGCCTACTACAAGAGCAAGGGCGAGATGGGCGGGATCGTGTTCATCCTGGCCGCATGTGCCGCTATCGCGCTGGGTTCGTATCTCATCGACGCAGCGGAAAGGGCACTCGCGTGATCAACGACATGTTGCAGGTTCTCTGGACCCTGCGCTTCCACATCGGCTTCGGGCTGCTGCTCGTTCTGGGTGGCTACCTGTACGCCTGCGGCTCTACCGTGAGGATGGAGGACTGATGGAGGTCCCGGACGGACACTTCAGCTTGCCGATGGCGATGATGTTGGCTCGGTCCAACGTCGTCTCTGAGGCTCATGAGATGGACGAGAGGATTCGTCCATTCCCGGAGCAGTACGCCATGGGTCCTGGTTGCTACGGGATCGTGGCGAGTTCCAGGTCCATGGTCGAGCAGGACTTCACACTCTTGAAGCTGCTCGATCCCGAGGAGCACAAGGACGCCTTCCCGAACTGGGAGGAGCGGTTGCAACGCTCCTACGTTCTGTGCGAGTGGCTCTCCAACGACGACCCCGAGGGCGACATCGGCTGGTTCAGCCGCGTGAAGCTGGTGGAGATCACCGAGGAACAGTACGCCGAGGTGAAGACCTGGATCAGGGAAGACGCGCTCCCCGACGAGCCGCCCGACTGGTTGGACGAGGCCTACGCGCTCTACACCGAGCGGCTCTCCAAGATGGCCCCGGACGATGTCACCGTGAACGTCCTGTGCGGTGAGTGTGGGTCGCGCAAGGTCGAGATCCACATCTACCACGCCATCCGCAAGGCTGCCCCCGCTGGTCAAGTCGAGAAGGACGGCAAGACCGTCTTCCTCCCCATGGGTCATCGCGGCTCGTCCGACTGCGTCGCGCAGATCCACCTGCACTGTCAGGACTGCAACGCGCGACGCGACCTGGACGACGACGAGATCGGCTTCGACGCCCACTGAGGGTAGATGTATAGCATGAAATGTGCTATACTTATCACGTCCCTGCGAGAGCTATGCCTTCGCACACCACAGCCCCAAGCTAACCCGGCTTGGGGCTTTCTTTATGTCGAAAGGAAGTGACAGACATGGCTACTGCCACTGTCATTGCGGACGGGCCTCCGATGACGGAGCCCGTTGCGCACAAGAAGTCCTCCAAGGGCTTCTGGCGTTCCATCGGGGACGCCATCTCCAGCGCGGGTCACCGCGCATGGGAGGCCATCAAGTTCGGTGGCCGCAAGACCCTGGAGGGTCTGAAGTTCTTGGGTCGTCAGGCCGTCCGTGGAGCGAAGGCATCTGGAAACCTCGCTCTCCGTGGGGTTGGCTACCTGGGTGCTGGGATCATGTGGCTGGCGCTGACCATCCTGAACGTCGCCACCGCGCTCGTCGTGGGCGTCGTGATGGTGCTGGCCATGATCATCGTCGGCGTGCTCATGCTCGCCGGTGTCTTGATCGGCAAGGTGATCGACATCCTCGACTACTGGGTGCTCGGCTCCTTCCGTTGGCTCGCTCTCGGGCGACCCGCTCCGTTCAATGAGTTCCTCGCGGACCGTCGCGCTGCTGCGCTGGACAAGAACATGATCCGCATCGAGAAGCTCGGCAACTGGGTCATGCGCAAGTTCAACCTGCCCACCGCAGAGGACTACACGCGACTCCTGGACGACGACATCGTGGTCGAGGACTACGACTACGACCCGGACGACCCGATCCGCATCAAGCAGCAGCAGGCGCTGGAGGACAAGGTCGCGGTGCGGTTGCAGGAGGACGTGGACAACAAGACCATGTCCTTCCCCGGTGGTCGAGCCCGCATGGTCGACCACGACGACCCGTTCGCGGAGGGCACCGACTACACCGCCAGCATCCCGCTGATGCTCGCACCGGAGAACGAGGGCAAGACCTTCATCGAGTACGACTGGACCTCCTACGTCCACGACCCGGACTTCCCCGTGATGATCGACATCATGGAGAACACCACGATGGTTCCTTCGGAGAAGGCCTACTGGGTGGGTCGCCGGGAGATGATCAAGTACTACAAGGACAACCCGGACGGGCTGGACGAGCACGGTCGGGCGTGGGCGGCGGTCTACCACCGCTACCGCAAGCAGACGGCACTGCCCATGAAGTACATCCGTACCGGCTTCATGGACATGGTGAACGAGCTGAAGGCCGCTCGCCGGTCCGCTGCCTCGGTCTAGGCGTTCATGAGGCGATCACCAGTCGATCCAGATCTGAAACTCGCGCTGAAGCGCATCGCTCGTGAGCGTCGTGGCTACGAGCAGACGATCTGGATCGGCTTCGACAACCGTGATCACCTCGCCACTCCTGGACCACCGCTGAATCGGGGGGATCTCATCCTCCTCAACACCACGATGAAGTCGCTTTGCTACAAGGCAGTCATGCAGATCTCGATGCCTGAGGTCGGCCGGGTCAGGGCTACGACAGTCCTGCTCGGCTCTGGAGAGGCCTTCGCGCTGAACGTGTACGACCGTGGTGAGTACTGGGCTGAACCAGATCAGATGGATCTGGTTCAGCTCAGTCAGATCAGACTGTGGATCCCCGAGTGACCCATTCCTGGGCGCGAGGTCCACCAACTTCCCCAACTCAACAACAACCCAACCAACAGGAAGAAGAAGATGGCAACACTCACTCGTTTCACCGCCGACCTCGTCACCCAGGAGGCGCTCTCCGAGCGTCGGGTCGAGATCATCTCGCGTCAGCTGACCGAGTACCTCCACACCCTCATCGTGGAGGACGACGACCGCCCGCACCTGGAGGTCGACAAGAACGCCCACGGCCACGTCCACGACACGGCCGATGGTGACCGCTGCGGCTACTGCCTGGAGGAGTCCAGGGACTACCGCAACGGCGACTCCGTCGTCAACGCGTGACGACAACCTTCCAACAACACACCACAGAGAGAGATCAAGACAACATGCCTTCCATCGAAGCGAACACGTTCACCGACCGCGTCTCCAAGAAGAGCACCCAGGAGACCCTCGCCAAGCTGCGCGAGATCGGCGGTGGCAAGATCACCGAGGAGTCGGGGATCAAGTACCACAACGGTCGGGAGATCCTCCTGCCCGAGGGGATGGCCCTGAAGACGGCGGCGAAGCTCGTCACCGCGCAGGCCGTCTCCATGGAGGAGCAGCACGACTTCACGAAGGTCTTCAAGTACCGGCCTCTGGACGGCGCGTACGCGTTGCAGGAGACCCTCCGTGAGATCTTCGGCCTGTCCGGCACGGGCAAGGCCATCCACACGATGTTCGGCAGCCAGCCGCCGCAGTACATCAACGTGGAGATCGGCATCGGCGTCGAGGTCCGGGTCCCCTGGGGCCACATCGACTTCCCGCCGTTCGAGGGCATGTTCATGACCGGGGCGAGCCACGACCCGGACTACGGCCTGCTCTTCCAGGTGACCTGCCGCGCACCGAAGAAGTACGAGCCCGAGATCGAGGGCCTCTGGCTCGCGGTCGAGGACACCCTGCGCCGCAAGTCCATCTACAAGGGCAAGGCGATCGTCGGCGTCGGCCGGGTCACGCGGGAGGGCATGGAGAGCCCGAAGTTCCTCAACCCGTTCGCCGTCGACCCCAACACCGTCGCCTACTCGCAGGACGTGCTCAACGCCCTGCGGTCGTCGCTGTGGGGCCCGATCCGCACCGCCGAGCTCCAGCGGGCGGCGGGGCTGAAGCTCAACCGCAAGACCCTGCTGTACGGCACCTTCGGCACCGGCAAGTCGCTGGCCGGTGCACTCACGTCCCGCGCGGCGGTCAACAACGGCTGGACCTTCATCCAGACCAAGACCGGCGACGAGGACCTGGAGAAGGTCCTGAAGACCGCCGAGCTCTACGCCCCGGCCGTGGTCTTCATCGAGGACATCGACACGCTCATCGAGTCGGACCCCTCGGAGATGGCCAAGCTGCTGGAGCTGTTCGACGGCATCGGCAGCAAGGACAAGGAGGTCATGGTGCTGATGACCTCCAACTACATCGAGGCGCTCAGCAAGGGCATGACCCGCGTCGGGCGCATCGACGCGGCGGTCGAGATCGGTGACCTCGACCAGGGCGCCATCCGCAGGCTCATCTCGAACTCCTTCGAGGACACCGAGCCCTACGACGGCAGCGTGGACCACGGCATCTTCGAGGCCATGTCCAAGCGCCTCAACACCTCGGACTTCAACGTCAAGAAGGGCAGCCAGCTCTCCGACGACGTGGACTTCGAGAAGGTCCTGGAGTCCATGAAGGGCTACGAGCCCGCCTTCATCATGGGCACGTTCAACCTGGCGAAGTCCAACGCCATCATCCGCACGGAGTCGCTCAACTTCGAGCTGACCACCGAGGACTTCGTCCTGGCGGCGGACACCCTCCGCAACCAGCACGACACCCACCAGAACGCGGCGGACCGCCCCGCCGTGGACACCTTCGGGCAGTCGCAGAAGAAGCTCATCGCGGAGACCGTGGCCGAGCAGCTCCAGGGCCACAAGGTGGACCTCAGCGACGAGGGTCAGCTCATCACCCTCGAAGCCTGAGGCTTCACCGCAGTACCTGTTGGAAGGGGAAACCTCATTGGGGGCGGGCTTCGGCCTGCCCCCAGTGGGGCCTTTCTGCGTTTACCCCCAGACCCATAACAAGCACATAGGGAGAGTCGTGGACGTACCCGAAGCGTTCTACGCGGAGAACCTCATCACCGCCGAGGTGACTGAGGCAGAGATCAACGAGATCTACGAGTGGTCTGAAGAGATCATCAAGGATCTGCGCGAAACTGTGTCGCAGGTGTCCGAACTGAAGCCGGACGAGATCGACATGCAGACCATGGCCATCGAGTGCCTGAAGCTCGGTTTCCTCGCTGGGACTGTGTTCCAACGGGAGAACGGCCCCGCCCGGGTTTCCATCCCGGTGGAGATGTCCCCGGAGGCCGTGACCGCCTTCATCAACTTCCTCGTGGAGAGGGTCTCGGAATGAGGGCCATCTGGATTACGGTGACGGCGATGGTGATCCGGTGCATCCGCCGCTTCTTCGCCAACACCCCTGCCAACAAGTACGAGCGCATCGTCTTCTCAGCGGTGCGTGACTCAGCAACTGCGTTCGGGAAGGCATACGCATGAGCGAGCTGACGGATCAGATCGAGAAGGCTCTCGCCAAGCTCTCCGAGATGAACCCAGGCGAGGTGGTCGATGCCACCGACATCAAGGGCGTGACCGACCAGGACACTATGCCTGGGTTCCAGGAGTACATCTCCAAGGAGAGCATGAAGACGATGCGTCGTCTCTACCGGCGCTTCGCCGGTTCTCCAGAGTTCGAGTCCTCGCAAGAGGCTCTGGACAAGACCGAGGACGCCTGCATCAAGGAGTTCTCCAAGTTGTGCGCCTCCTCTCTCGCGGACGGCATCCTCGTCGGTCAGGGCAAGATCGGCCCGGTCCGCAAGGCTGCCTTCTTCAAGAAGACGGGCGAGGTGTTCGACAAGGAGGGCTTCCGCTCGGAGTCCAACCTCTTCGTGCTCAGCGCTCAGGATGAGTTCGACTTCAACGAGGCCATCGAGCGGTACTTCCGGATGTCGATCACCGTTATGGCGTCTTCGACCGGCTTCGCTGGCCCGACGTTGACCATGATCTCTGGCCTCGGCCAGACGCACCACAAGGTCTGGGATCTGTGGTTGCTGGCTGCCAACTCCACCTGCGTGGGGCTCTACGCCTCTGGGTTGATCATCGGCAAGGAGTGGGCCGAACAGGATGTCCTCGCGGGCATCATGAGCGCCACGGCTGCGGTGGAGGAGAGCGAGTGAACGACACCAACCTCCGCAAGTCGAACGAGATCGGCTACATCGCCTCGATCACTACCGAGCAGGCGGTGAACTGCGCGCTGAACCTGTGCTCAGCCGCGCTCCGGCACTACAAGGTCGATGAGATCGCGGAGCTGTCGGAGCGGAAACAACAGAACCTGATCGCCATGGTGAACCGGACGCTGAAGGCGCTCGGCATCAAGGAGATCACCGTCGAATGGAGAGAGGAAGTGTCGGCGTGAGCAGCTTGTACGCGGCGAGCGAGGACTTCAAGAACGAGATCCGTGCGAGGAAAGAACACTGGGTGCATCAGCACCCTGAAGCAACCGATCTACCCGTCCACGTGTTCCCCTTTAGGGGAGGAGACCGCGTGGGCGAGGCGCTTCTGGCTGATCCTCACAAGCTCATCGATCTGGCACGGGCCATGGCGTTCGGCACCGCTGCCGATGAGATCATTCTCCTCGCGGAGACCTACACCACTCCGCTTCCCGAGAACCCCAAGACAGAGATGCCTTGGGAGTCCGGTGAGCTGGAGTTCATGGCCAACGAGTACCCCGAGTCTCTGGAGCAGGGGTGGGTCGCTGAGGCGATCACTGTCATGGCCGTGAACCGCGATGGTGTGGCCTACAACGGGATGTTCCCGTTCCGAGTCGAAGGTGACACGGTCATCTGGGACGAGGAAGCCGAAGCGGGCACAGAGATCCCGATGGATCAGGTCGCAGGCGCGATGCAGATGCTCATGGAGATCATGAACTCCCCGCATCTGGTGCAGGCGCTGGAGAACTCGATCGGCAAGGAGCTGATCGACGCCCTGCTGGGGCCTGATGGGGAGAAGGAGATGGTTGCACGCGACTTCGCGACCATCTCCTTCTGCATGGAGCAGGGCCTGGCCGACGCAGCGATGCTGGCGGGCAAGCCTGGCACCGAGCGTGTCGAGCTGATCAAGAAGCTGATGGAGCAGCCCTCCATCAAGGAGAAGTACAAGGCGGTCGTGATCGACCCCGAGGACAACGAGTAGCCCGTCTCTGGACGGGCTTTCTTCATATCTGGATAGGAGAACAGTGGAAACCGAAGACATCCGCGAGGCGATCGAGAAGGTCGAGCGCGAGCACGAGGCGATGACGCAGGACCAGCGGAAGGCGGCTGCTCAGCGGGCGCTCGATGACCTCGGCATCACTCAGGAGCACCTGGCCGAGTTCGAGTTCATGAAGAAGTGCTACGAGGAGGCGGCGACCGGAGACCAGCTTCCTCCGGAGATGCTGAAGGTCAGCAGGAACGGTCTGCGTCTCTTCGAGTCCTACATGCAGGCCGAGGCCGTCAGCCACGGGGAGATCAAGGACCTCGAATCCTTCACATTCGGGATCATCATGGGTCTCTGCATCGGAGCGGAGATGGTGGAGCGGCGTCATGCCTGACACCTACAGCAACCCGTTCGAGGGGATCAGCACGAACTCCACAGCTGAGGAGCTGGAGGCTGCCTCTGCGAAGGCCGAGGAGATGCTGAACAACCTCGACCCGGAGAAGCAGGAGTGGCTGAAGGAGTACGTCCTGGAGAAGGCCGGTCTGTCCGAAGACGACGCTGGGATGGGTCAGGTCATGATCGAGACCTTTCTCCAAGTCTGGGACGGGCTCAACGAGCCTGGCGCGGAGACGGAAGACATCTACGGCGTCTCCGAAGGCGCGATGCAGATGTTCCACGCCTTCCTCATCATGCACGGCGCGCACATCGAAGACCTGAAGGGGATGAGTCTCCACGAGGCCTTCGCAATCGGCGCGGTCATCGGGCTCGCCCATGGGCTTCAGGTCCAGTTGGCCGCAGAAGAGGTCGCGGATGAGTGAGTGGCGCAAGGTGCCGAGCACCGCTCTGGAGCTCATGAACGATGTGCGTCAGCGCATCTGGGATGCCGTCCAGAGAACCAGTGGCCCCGAGGAGATGAGCGAAGCGATCGGTCTCGATTACAAGACGGCAGCTGAGCACACCAAGCAGACCCTGCTCGCGCTGTCGGACTGGCTTGCAGGTAAGGAGATGCCTCCCACGGAGGACAACGGAATGACCATGTCCGTCATCTACCTGCTGGGTTTCGCTGCCGGACACCGCTACGCGCAGGAGGACGACCACGAGGAGGACTGATGCCCAAGCGCAGGATGAAGGGCGGTGACGAGCGCGACGCGTTCACACGTTGGCGTCACTACCTCCACTGGCGTCCTGGTGAACGCAAAGCGATCAAGGCTCGCGCCAACAGGCGTGAGCGACGTACGGAACGTCAGCGACTTGCTGACGACAACAGAAGAGGAGAGCAATGAGCCTGAACCACGCGGTTGTCGAGGTGTTGCATCACGCACCGGACGACAGCCTCACCGACCAGGCCGACATGGTTGTCGGCAAGGTCAAGGACCTGATCCGGAACCCCGAGGTCAGGCGTCAGGTATACATCGAGGCCACCGAGACAGTCGACGGCCTCTCCATGATGGAGATCCACACCGTGTTGGACTCCCTGATCGAAGTGTTGGGAGATGCAGATGGCGACTAACCGTCGCGCGCCGGACCCGAAGGTTGGATACGAGACCTGGACCCCGGCCAACGCTGAGAACGCGCTCAGCAAGAACGAGATCAACCGCAACATCCGCCGCTCGCGGGTGGAGCAGTACCAGCGGGACATGGAGAACGGGGACTGGAACCCCCACTCCGCACCGATCGTGTTCGACTCCACCGGAAAGCTGATCGACGGTCAGCACCGGCTCACCGCGCAGGTCAACGCGAACATCACCATCCGCTGGATGGTGGTCCGCGAGGTCCCCCCGGAGACCCAGACGGTGATGGACACCGGCGCTGGTCGCTCGGTGGCTGACCTGCTGTCCTTCGGCGGGGAGAAGAAGGCTGGTCTCCTCGTTGCTGTTACCCGACTCGTGCATCTGGTGATCGAGAAGGGGATGCAGGGCTCGCGGTACTCCCAGTCGGCGTCGGAAGTGCTCCGCACTCTGGAGGAGCACCCCGAGATCCGGGTGTCCGTGGACATCTGCGACTGGTTCAACCGCACACGGATGGTGATGATCACGCCTTCCGTGATCGGGTGCGCGCACTGGATGATCTCCCAGGTGAACGGTCGCGAAGAGGCCGACGCCTTCATCCACCGCATCGGCACGCTGACCAATGAGAAGGAGGGCTCTCCGGTCCTCGCGCTCGCGCGTCGCGTGAACGAGATCAAGCGCAACCAGCAGCGAGTCCACGGGCGCGACATGCTCAACCTCGTCATCAAGGCGTGGAACTACGACGCCGAAGGCAAGCGGGTCGGCAAACTCTCGCTCTACTCCAAGACCGGTGAGTACAAGCTCCTGGAGGTCAAGAAGCGGCTCGTGCCGCTGGAGGAGCCCGAGGACCACACCGAGGACCAGCAGGACGAGGTCACGGAGGAGTCCGCGTAGTACCAACCTGAGGGGGCCTCTCCCCATGGGGAGAGGCCCCCTCGTGCATAGGAGAATCATGAACGACACGATCGATGAGTTGGAGAAGTCCATCGCCACCATGCAACGGCAGATGGCGCTGCTGAAGCGTCTGCCGATGGAGGACGAGTTCTCGTTGGGAACCGTCATTCGGTACAGGCACTCGGAACGAGCGGACTGGACATACTTCGTCAAGAGCAAGACGAGCATGTGGTCAAGGCCAACTGTGGTCCAGCACTACTACTGGGGTCAGGTTACGGCCATGATGAAGAACGCCATCGAGGTGGAGATCAGCACTGGCTGGAACAACCTTCTCGCTGACCCGAAGCCCACTGTGGAGATCTCTCACGACGGCGCTCGCTTCGTCCTGACCGACACCGTGACTGGCGACACCTGGGAACGCAAGGGCTCCAAGTGGAAGTTGGTCGAGGAGGATGAGGACGAGTGAGGTTCGCCGTCACCTTCGGGCAGCGCTACTACAGCGAGGAGCACCCGATCTCACCCGAGATCAAGGGGAACTCCTACTACGTCATCGAGGCGGATGACGAGATGTCCGCTCGCAAGGAAGCCCACGACATCTTCGATGGTCGCTGGGCCTTCATCTACGAGCTGGAGGAGTTCCAGCCGCAGATCGTGAAGTGGGATCTGGAAGAAGTACAACTCAACCAAGGAGAGCAAGATGGACGCACCCAAACTGAATGAGAAGCTCATCATGGAGATCTGGGACTGGATCTCCTTCAAGGCCGGTACCGATGGTTTCCCGGCCTACAACCAGGGGACCTGGCACACCACGGAGATGTTGATGGACGAAGTGCTGGAGGTCACGCTCGCCCGCGAGCCGGAGTACCAGCACGGCGTGGCCTCGTACCAGGAGGGCTACTGCGGCACCGCCTGCTGTGTCGCCGGGTACGCCCTGTTGGAGAACACGAACCCGAAGACCGGGCAACTCCTCGAAGGCACCAAGGTGACCAACGTCGAAGGCGAGGATGTGATCATCAACTACGACACTCGTGACTGGTGGGCGCTCGGCGCGCACAAGCTCGGCCTCACCGACGAGGAGGCCACGAGCATCTTCAGCGGAGACAACAAGATCGAGGATGTCCGGGCCAAGTTCAACAAGGTGCTCGCGGCTCGTGGATCGGCGCTGCGGCTGTGAGCGCGCTGCCGAAGATGGACCTGAAGAAGGTCCAAGAGGTCTGGGACTGGATCGAGTTCAAGGCCGGAGTCGACGGTGAGCCAGCCTGGAACCAGGAGCATTGGGCAACGGTTATCACCACTGACGAGGAAGCGCAGAACAGCCTCCGTAGCGCTGCACGCGACGAAGTCGTCCGTGTTCACGGAGTGAACCTCTTCGAGGAAGAGTACTGCGGCACGGCCTGCTGCGTCGCTGGCTATGTCCTGAAGGACAAGACCGACTTCACGTACGTCAAGGAGAGCGGCTTCCCATCTCCGATTCTGTTGGTGGGCGAGAAGGTCTTCAACGTCGAAGACGAGTACATGATCATTGAGGATGAGCGCGACTGGGAGTACTACGCCGCGTTCGCGCTGGGCATCACCTTGGAGGAAGCCAACAAGCTCTTCGGTGGGTGCAACACCGCAGAAGAGATCAAGGCGCTCTTCAACGAGTTCCTGGAGAAGCGCGGAGAGGCGATGCGACTGTGATCCTCTACCACTACAACAAGGACGATCCGTTCGATACGGACAACGTTCTCTGCCGCCACAAGCCGGAGGACGGCGAGACCGTGGGCGTCACTCAGCGGAGTGAGGACGTAACCTGTCCCGACTGCCTGGTGAGGGTTCTCGGGGAGGCGATCACATGAGCAATATCGTTGTGTACAGCGACCGTGGCGTGAACGTCTGGGCGAAGGCGTACGCGTCTCGCGATGAGGCTGTCGCCTTCGCTTCTCAGATCGAGCCAGAAGTCGTCTTGCAGGACTTTGGCTACAAGCTGGGCGGCGTCTCCGAGAACGGCCTCAGAGTCATCGAGATCTTCGAGGAGCGACCATGATGTTCGGGCCGGTGTTGGTCACCGGTGCCGTGCACGACGTGGAGATCGGTTTCTGGGAGATCGGTCGAACTGAAGCTCTGAAGGACCCGACTGCACCTGACGACGAGGTGCATGTCTACGAGTACAACATCAAGTCCAAGAAGCGCCTCACCGACGAGGTGGAGATCTTCGAGGGTCTGGTGGAGCATCGTTACGGCGACGGCTGGATGGTGCTGATGTACAAGGTCCTGTCGGATGCCTTGGGTGTGGAGGCGAGTCTGGAACTCTCCACACCCGGTCCTGGCAGCTAGGTAAGAACGGGCAGTGGTGCAGGCTGCTGCTGCATGTGATCCAGATCTCTGCCCGTCACCGTGTGACAACTGAATAGGGACCCTCTCTCCGTCCCAAGCCCCAAGGGGGCCTCTCATCTCAGCTTCGGCTGGGGTGGGAGGCCCCCTTCGTGGGCCTTTCTGCGTTTCTGGACCTTTATCCGAAGGAGATGGCCAGATCGCCCTGGTACAGGATGTAGCCGAAGCCGTTGAGGATAGTGACCTTCTCAGGCAGTCGCGCGTACGCCCGGAGTCGTCCAGCAGTGGCAGCTGAGTTCACCCCGAAGTGGGTGATCTGTGTCTGAACCAGCCCGGTGAAGCGAGCGTCCGACAGCGACCAGATGGACCTGTTAGCTGGGTCAGTGAAGGACACCTGCGCGCGGACATAGCCGCCTCCGGAGATCTCGCAGTTGCCTACGCCCGCCAGTCCGGGGGTGTCGTAGTGCAGGGAGATCCAGGCTCCGTCAGCGACCTCCTGGAGCCATTCGTGCACCTGGTCGTCGGTGAAGCTGCCGTCCATCACTGGGTCCCCGGTTCTGCTCGGAAGAAGCGGCCCATGAAGTACACCGGCTCAGGGCCCTGCTCATCACAGTAGATCATCACGAACAGCATCCCGGCGTACTCCATGTTCGCGTTGTTCTCGGGGCTGAGCAGGTCGAGTGTATTGCTCAGATCCCACGCCCAGGAGGTGTCGTCCTCCAGCAGACCAGTGCGTGCAGCGCCCCGAGAGAAGCGGCCAGGAGAGTAGCCAGCGGGCTCGTAGTAGTTGCCCCAACCGATGATCAGGTCAGAGCCCTCAGCAGGCAGATAGGCGTCGTTGTCGTACGCCGTACCGTCCTCCTGGACACGCTCCCAGGCGTTCTCGAAGAACGGGTTGCCCTGCGCAGCACCGTAGTTGGTGGTGATGTTCTGGGGCTTCAGGTACTTGATTCCAGTGGCCTCAGGGTCAGCAGGGAAGCGCGGCATCGCCTGCGGGGAGACACCGTTGTTGGCGTACACCGAGGCGTGGAAGCGGACCGGCAGGACGTTGCCGTCCTTGTCGTACGCCGCGATCTGGGAGCGCTTGATCGAACCAGCCTGAGACATCCGGATCGGAATAGCGAGGATGGACTGACCATCTCGCGCGACACCAGACCAGTTCTTGTTCGAGTCGGTCTCGTTGGTGGGGTTGATCCGGACGTAGTAGCCCTTGTAGGCCGGATTCGACGGTGGGTACTGCCGGGTGTAGTCCTCGTACGGGAACACCGCAGTCGAGGGGAGCTTCTCGTTGAAGAACTCCTTGGAGCCCATCGGGACACAGCCAGAGCCCTCACTGTAGCTCCACGGGAGCACCAGGTCCTGGACGGTGTTGGAGTACTTGCCCGTCTGGAGTGCTCGCAACGGCGTCAACGCGTCGCGGGTACGCGCCTTCACCTCGTCCACGGTCAACTGGTCGCGGTACTTGGAGTCGAACTCCAGGGTCATGGTGAGACTCATGAAGTCCGCCGAAGCACTGGTGACGTGGCAGATGAGTCCCTCCGGCAGCCCGAAGAAGTTCTTGACCCGCAGGGTGGTGCCTGCCTGCATCAGCATCCGAGGGCAGATCCGTCCATCGGCGTAGCGAGGGTCGGTGGAGAGGGTGATCGTGCCGGTGATCCCAGGATCAGAGAAGCGCTGGAGCTGACCCTGCGCGATCTTCTGCGCGGTGACCGCGTCCACTCCGTCCTGGAACCTGATCATCGTCTCCTTGGCCCGCAGGTCCGGGTTGTAGAGCGGGTTCTGGTACCGAGGCCACACCTGCGGCTCGTACGCGAAGGGGCGGTAGGTGGTGGTCTTCCCATCCGGCGAGACAGTCATCCCCGAGTAGGAGACGCCCGAGTCGTCCACGCCCTGACCGAAGATCACCGAGGCACGCTGGGTGAAGTCCCTACTCCCGGAGAAGGTGACGCCAGGCGAGCCGAGGACTACCTCGATGATCTCCTCGGAGTCGTCCTCAGGGATCTGACGGAGGTACAGCTCAGGACAGCGGTAGCCCCGGTTCCGGATCGTCCACTGCGCCCCACCCTCGGCAAACATCACACTCAGCAGGCTCTGTACGTGGCCGGTGAGGACCGGCTCCCAGGATCCGGTGGAGCGACTCGTGAAGCCGGTCCAGCGCTGTCCAGTGGCCACACCCCACGGCTTCAGGAAGCTCAGGTACGCCGCATCGTTGTACTCCGGAACCCTCTGTTCCCACCATGCAGGCCACAGTACGCGGAACTGACCGAGATGGGCAGGATGCTGGGTCTGGTCGAATGCCTGTGCGATCAGGATCTCGTAGGGGATCGGTCGCTTCGGATAGGAGGGGATGGCCAGGTAGTCATCCAGCGCGTAGAGCGCGCCCTTCAGGTCGATGCTGAAGGTGTTCTCTCGGCCAGAGATACCGAACTGGTAGGAGACGATGAACCCCTCCCAGCGCCAGTCGATCCCGTAGTCTCCGGTGTTCTGCCAGACGATGTCGATGTCGCTGTTCGGGGACAGCCAATCGAGGTCGCCCTTGCCGGGGTTGTCGAACAGGGTCACTTGCGGCAGCGAGATCTGCGCCGTCTGGTGAGTGAAGGGGTCACCGAAGACGGCGCTGGTGAGCACGATGGGCGCACCACGGAAGATGGTGATCTCCTTGCGCTTCCCACTGGGGGTCTTGGCGAAGATCCGGAAGTAGCCGAGGCTCTGCGACTCGGTGGGGTGGGCAGACAGCGTCACTCCGCGCCTCCGTAGCAACGAGAGAGCAGAGCGAACTCGTTCTGCACCTCAACCGGGGTGAGCTGGTTGGCATAGATGCTCAGGTCGAACAGGGCCATGTCCGCAGTGTGCAGGACATCTCCAGTGCTGCGCCCGAGGACCACGCCGTCGTCCAGGTGAGCCATCCCCAAGCCGGTGGGAGTGGAGCTGATCCTGATGTCCTCAGGGCCAGAGCCGACGTAGATGGTGACCGTGGGGTAGCCGAAGATCATGGCCAGGAACATCGGTGCGTTGGAGTTCAGCTCCGGGGTGATCGAGCCCATCCGCACCGGTGCCTTGCTCTCAGTGGCGAAGTACAAGTAGCCGCCCTGCATGGTCACTGAGTGCCAGGAGTCTCCGATGTCCTCAGCGAAGGACTCACCTTCAGGGGTGGCTCGTCCCGGACACCACAGCCCGTTGTAGGGGACTGCTACGTTGTTGCCGTAGGCCGAGTTGGGGCTCATCACCATGATTACGGTGTAGCCGGTGGAGCCACCGATGCTGCCCGTGAAGTCCGCCCACATGTGGTTGCGGGTGTCGGAGTCGAAGTTGAGCGCGGTCTGTACGAAGCGCTCGTCCTTGACTCGGTATTCGTAGTCGTTGACCAACACCGGCGCGTACTCCACCGAGGTCTCCCAAGTGGAGATCCCACCAGTCGCGTCCTGGAAAGGTCGCCAGATCAGCGCGTCCTCGTCGTAGTAGTCCGGGTCAGCGATCCACCGGATGAGCGCTCCGGTCTCGATGGCGGTGCTGTCGTCGCGGAGTGCGATCACCTCGCCGGAGGCCGAGATGAGAGTGTTGCAGCGGATGTCATACGCCGGTACCTCTACAGGCCAGCCCTGCCTGATCCGGAACTCGTCCATCTCGAACGACTTGGTCTGTAGTGGGTAGAGACCTCCGGGAGCCTCGTTGACCTGAGGAGGCTCGACTGACAGTCGGACCTGGCCACTGACGATGATCTCCACGGGCTCTGGAGTGAACTCCTTCAGTGCCATCAGTTCGCCTCGTTGAAGAACGGCCCCAACGACACCGACAGGGTTCCGGATGGGATCATCACTGTGTCACCGGTGTCGATGACATCAGGCTCAGCGAACTTGCCGATCATGTAGATGAAGCCGTCCACGACCGCGTTGCAGATCGCCCAGTACCGGATGGTGCCCCAGTCCTCCTGAGCCGTGGTGAAGGTCAGGTCCGTCTCGCAGACAGTGATCTGGATAGCGCCCTCGTTGGACCACACCGAGGTCTCGTTGACGACCGCCACCCGCTCGTACTCCGGCGCGTCCGGCTCATCCAGCTCAGCACCAGAGAGGAACGGGGTGGGCGCTACGTCCTTGATCAGCGCCACGTAGAAGATCGGAGGTGGCTCAGCGGTCCGAGAGAAGAAGGTGTTCAGTAGCTCGCCAGCGCCCCACAGGGTGATCTTCCCGCTCACTATGCGATCCTCTCACGAGTCACGTCCGGGTAGCGGGGAACGTTGAACGTCTCGATTGCCATCTGGTTGTGTGTCCAGACATGGCCGCGCGAGAGCACCGAATCCGCGAGCTGACACCGCCAGTACTCCCGGTACTCGTTGAAGGTCCATCGGATGCGATAGTCCATCTGCTCGAACAGGCTCTGGAGGAACCAGTAGTTGTCCGCCAAGTCAGTCTGGTCCTCGCCGCCAACCCAGACCGATACGGTCTCCATCACCATGTCCGGAACAGCGTGCACCAGATAGCTACCGCCCAGTACAGGTGACTCAGCGACCGTCTTGCGCCACGACTTGGCAGACTGCTCGCGGGTCTGGTCAGCGTTGATCCGGAACTTGTCGCCGTCGTTGATGTTGACCCAACGAGAGCCGTAGGACACCTCGACAGCTAGATAGGACAGCCCCTTGCTCTCAGGGGCGACTACGCCGTACGGGACCTTCATCGCTTGCCTCCAAGCGCTGCCTGCGAGAGCGCCTGGATGCGCTGGCGCTGCTGCATCTGCTGGATGAACTCGGCCGGGTTGTTGGCCGCAACAGTGATGTTGCCCGAGAAAGTCGTGGACCGGTCGATCTGGTACGTGTTGATGGTGTGCGTGACGATGGGCGTCCCACCAGTCAGGTGAGAAGCCTTGCCCTCAGAGCCGACGTGCATCTTCTGCATGATGTCCGCGATGAACATCGCACCCCGGTCGTCCAGGGGCAGCACCATCTCCGGACCCTTCTCACCCACCCCGATGATGTTGGGGTCAGCGAAGATTCCGCCATGGCCATACCAACTGAGCGGCTCGTGGTTGTCCGGGTTCGGGCTCGTGTAGTGCCGGTAGCCGAGCTTGGCCATCCGATTCAGAGCGTTGGACCAGGAACCTCGCTCGAAGCCGCCACCGATCTTGACCTTGCCCGCAGCCCGCTCCACGTTCGGGTACTCGTCCTTCAGCACGTCAGCCAGTGACATCCCGATGGCGACACCAGCAGCGCCGGAGCCGAGCATGACCGGACCGGTCCCGCCCATGATCTCGAAGTGCAGGTGGGGGCCTGAGGAGTTACCGGTGCTACCCACGCGGCCGATCTGCTGGCCACGGACGACCGAATCACCGGGCTTCACACTGATCGCGGAGAGGTGGGCGTACAGGGTCTGTTCGTCAGTCTTGGGGTGGTTGACCCGGATGTGGTTGCCGTATGAGTAGTTCCAGCGGTTCACCAGCGCGATGACGCCGTCCTTGTAGGAACGGACCGGGTTGCCGTAGTCACCAGAGCCAGGGACGTTGATGTCGCCCGCCCAGCGAGCCCAGGGGTAGCCACCCTCGTGCTGGTGCCAACCACCGACAGCCGGGATAGTGCCGCCAGCAGCGAAGCCACGGCGAGCCATCTCGTTCATCTTCTTCACGGCCTGCGGGCCACCGACCTGGTCCACCCACTCCGGAACCATGATCGCCTCGCCACCAGCCAACGAGAGGGCCCCGTGCTTGGGGGAGAAGAAGTGCATGTCGTCACGGCCGATGGAGCGTCCAGGCAGCACACCACCATCGGCGTACTTGCGTCCTCCCGGACCCATGTCGTACTCGAACTTGTTGGTCCGACGACCCCCACCAGGGTTCTCCACCGGGGTGTACTTGAAGCCGAAGATCTCAGCCAACTGGGTCATGATGTCGTTACCCTCGACACCCAGCTCCGTGCGGAGCTTGGAGAAGGTACCGAGCACCAGGCGAGCCTGCGTCGCGCTCTTGCCGTTCAGCTCCTTGGTCGCTCGGACCAGGATCTCGGTCATAGAGCCGGAGATCTCCTCGGCCATCCGGTCCATGTCCTCCTTGGCACGAGCCATGGAGGTAGCGAAGTCAGTACTCATGTTCCGGACTGCGCGACCGTAGTCCTCAGCACCTCGCGACATCGAGAGGGAGAAGGCCTTCTGCTGGCGCTCCTGAGCCGTCTCGTAGTCGGTCGCAGAGCGAGACATCGACTTCTGGAAGTCGTCCTCCATCTGCTGCATCTGGAGACGGAAGTCCTTGCGGGCTCGCTTGACCGACTTCTCGAAGTCCGCAGTGGCGCGCGTACGAGACAGCTCGTACTGCCGCTGGAACTCCTCCCAGTCCTTAGAGGATTCGTCGGTGACCAGCTCCCGAGCAGCACCCAGCCGCTCCTTGATGGCGGTGTTGAACTGCTCGATGATCTGTGGGTTGTTGGCGGCCTCAGCCACGAACCTGGAGAGCTGCTGAGCGTTGTTGCTGTCCGTCAGACCGAGTTGCTGGATTGCATCGTCAGACAGCCCCATCCCGCGCACACGGTCCAGGTTGCTGCTCTGGTTCCGCATCTGCTCCAGCTGATCCTGGGCGTTGACCAGCATGTAGGAGGCAGACGAAGTGCGCTGCACCCGCATCCGCTCGTAGATGTTGTACATCTGCTGAGCAGCCTGCTCGGCCATCAACACAACCTGGTGGTTGTAGTCCTGTTCCTGGCGCAGCCGGGAGGTGTTGAAGTCCTCCTGGCCCCGTGTCATGGACAGGGTGAACTGGTACTGGCCACGTTCACGAGAGAGGTTGTAGTCCTCTTCAGCCCGACGCCGGGAGAGCTGGTAGTCCTGCTCCTGGTACATCCGCTGGAGATGGAAGTCAGCCTGCGCACGCCGACGCGAGATGCCGTACTCCTCATCCATCCGCGCGCGCGAACGACCGAAGTCCTCCTGGGCCCGAGCCTGGGAGACATTGAACTCCCTCTGCTGGTAGAGCAGCTGCTGGAAGTACTGCACCTGCTGCATGGTGTTCTGGATGAAGCCCGCCTGGGCCTCCTCCATCTTCTCCATCTGGTTCGGGTCACCGGCCATGGTGTTGGCCTGCGTGGCGAACAGATTCGCCTGCTGCTGGTATCCCGCAGAGCGTCCCATGAACGGCTGCTGGTAGCCGAGGGTCTGCTTGGCCTTGTCCAGGATCGCCTGGTTGAGGATGTACTCCGGATCGTCCGCAGTCATCCCCTGAGCCAGCACGTCGCCGCTCTGGCGTACGACACCCAGCGGGGTAGCCCCATCGCGCAACAGCCGCGAGTAGGTGCTGTTGATCGCCCGGTACTGGAGGTTTACATCCTCAGGAAGCGCGAGGGCGCTCTTCACGTCCTGGCTACCCATGAAAGTGGCACCGGTGTAGTTGGTTCGCGCGATCCGATCCCACAAGCCGGTGGACTTACCAGGAGAGGTGATCTGGTCGATCATCTTCTGGTAGTCGTCAGCGTTGTACTTGCCTCCACCCATCAGGCCCAGAAGCCCCTGCACAGCAGGGTTGTCCATGTCCGCCTGGGAAGCGACGAAGGCCTGCTTCAGGTCCTCGAACGTGATCCCGAGCTCGTCCATGTTGGGCTTCAGCTTCATGATCACTTCATCAAGCTTCTGCATCTGGGTGGCATAGTCACCCACCAGCTTCACGTCAGTCGCGTCAGCCAGACCAGTAGCGGCACCCTTGGACGCTTCCAGGTCGGCATACTGAGCGTTCGCCTTGTCGAAGGCTTCCTCAGAGTCGGACTTCCCGAACAGCCCTTCGACCATGTTCTTGGCGTTGGCAGCTGACGCGGTGAAGTTGGTGAACGCGGAGTGCCACTTGGCTCCGTCAGAGAGCTTGTCGCTGAGCTTGTTGTACTCCTCCAGCATGTCGTCGTAAGACGAGTCGAGCTCAGCCAGGGAGTCGCTCTTGCGCTGCACCGTATCGAAGGTCTTAGCGGCTTCCTCGAAGTCGTTGTTGGTCTTCGAGGCATCCATCACCAGACCGACGCCAGCACCGATACCAGCACCCCAAGGGCCAGCCATGCCACCCATCAGACCCATGGCCAGGGTGTTCTGGAGACCGGTGTTAGCGCCAGCGCCAGTCATCAGCAGACCAGCACCAGCAGCCATGCCGATGTTGCCCCAGCCGATCTTGTTGCCGACTGCGCCGATACCGCCACCAATGACGCCCGCGCCCAAGCGCGCGGTGTTGAGCGCAGCCGAGGACATCGCCGCAGCGAGCGTTCCCGAGGAGCGCGTGAGGTTAGCGAACATCCGGGAGAGAACGCCGCTCTCACGCGAGACAGCAGTAGTAGCGGACGCTCGCGCAGCAGCCGCAGCAGCCTCACTGGCGTACTGGCCACCGGGCATACGCGGACCTTCGTATCCCTGTCGGGAGTACATCCGCTCGTTGAAGTCGATCCGACCCTGGTTGAACCACTGGAACGGAGCCGAGCCCAGGAACCGAGGCGAGTCGAACATCCGTATCCGGCGAGTCGGGTCGTTGTAGCCCGCAACACCCAGCGGGGAGTAGATCGGCGCGAGAAGGTTGCGCATACCCCATGCCGCCACGTTCCCCGGCATAGCCGCAGCGCGCTGCCACAGCGGCGGACCGCCGCCCGGAGGCAGCAGACCAGAGGTGCCACGCCCCACTACGTTCCCAGCGTTGTAGCCCATCCGCTGTAGCCAAGAACCGTTCGCGGCTACCTGCTGCCCAGTAGTGCCCATCGGTCCAGCACCACCGACTGAGCCCATACCCGCTCGTCCCTCCAGGAACCCGCGCATGGGAGAGCCACGTAGCACCATGGCACCAAGGGCGAGCTTGGAGAGCGCACCAGCCATCAGCAGCACGCTGCCCGCGAATGCAGCGGCGGCTCCAGCGCCGGTACCGAGGAAGGTCATGAACGCCCCGAAGGGTCCCTGCATGAGTTCGTTCAACCCACTGGTGAGCGAGCCGACCCCTTGCAAGATCTTGGTCACCATCTCCGCGAAGGGCTTGCCGATCTCCTCAGCGATGGAGGCGATGTCCGAGCGAATGTTCTGGAGTTCGTCCACCATCCCCTTCATGGAGGCGGCAGCGCCCTTGCCAGTTGCGTCTGAGTCGAAGCCCATCTGCGACTCACGGATAGCGTCTCGGATACCACCACCAGACTGAGACATCAGCGCGGTCATCGTGCGGACGGTTCGCATACCGTCCAGACCCATCCGGTTCAGGTCAGTGATGACCTTGGGGCCACCAGCGGAGATGGCCTCCATCACCTTGATGATCTGCTCAGAGCCTTCGAGCGACTTGAACTGCTCGACGGTCATGTTGACGAGGTTCGCGTACTTGCTCAGCTCCGGAGATCCGGTCTGCGCAGCGTAGGCGATGTTGGTCGTCAGCTGAGAGAAGGTGTTGGCGGCGGCGTAGCCGTCCTGACCGGCCTTGGCGAAGGCGGTGGCCATGCCAGTGACTTGAGTCTGGTTCAGCTCCAGCAGTCGCCCGACCGGGGCGAGTTGTGCGGTGAACTCAGCGAGACCCTGAGCGGAGAGGTTGGTCTGCTGCGACAGGTAGGTGATCTGGTCGGCGTACTTCTTGGTAACGCCAGAGCCAGCGGTGTTGGTCCCCATGATCTTCTGGAGGTTCAGCACCGAGGTGGCCAGTCCAGTCGAGGACTCGCCCGTCGCCTTGGACATGGCAACGAAGGTGTCGGAGGTGGCCTTCAGCTCTCGCTGAGTGTTGCGGCCAGTGATCTTGGAGATGGTCTCAACGAGCTTGGAGCCCTCGGAGACCGTGGTTCCGTACGTCTTGCGGAGCCCATCCACCGCAGCGGTGTAGGACTCCATCGTCTTCTTCTCAGCATCCCGAGAGCGCGTGACGATGGCTGCCTGAGCCTGGAGCCGAGACATCTGCTGCTCGTAGGCGGCATAGGCAGCAGTGGCGCCGGTGATGATCGCTACGTCAGCAGCAGCGATCCCCACCAGCTTGCGACCAGCAGACTTGCTGAGGTCGTTGATCTTCTTCGTGAGGGAGTCAACCGAAGCAGCCAGGACATCCGTGGCGGATGCCGACGACTGCATCGCCTGGTCGTACTGCGTGTTGTTCGCTGTGAGTACGACTTCAGCGTCGATCGGCTGATCCATGTTCACTCCCCTCGGCTACGCATCATTCTCGCTCGTTTCTTCGCCATTACGAGCATCTCTGCCTTCAACTGGGGTGTCGTCGGGATCAACTTGACGTTGGTACCCGGCAGAGACTTGGACTGCGTGTCCTGGAAAGTCGACTTCTGGTAGCAGCCTTGGCAGAACTCCTCGACCGCTGTGTAGGCGAAGCGGTTCTCCTCCCACTCCCATGGAGCGGTCCCGCACTGAACACAGCGCAGAGACCGCTCCATAGCGTAGGCGAGCACCTTGGCCCGGTCCTCGGGTTCCCATTCGAGGAACTCCGAGTGTGGGATGCCGTTCTCGTAGCAGTACGACATCTCCAGACTGAAGGTCGGGTCTGCCCTCAGCCGTTCTCGCTGAAAGGGATGTCGATACCTCTGTTGTTCAGTTCGACGGCGTTGCGGAACAGGACCATCAGGTCACCACGCGACCAGTCCTCCGAAGACCAGATCTCGTTCGCGTCCTCCACCGAGATCTCTGGATCGACAGAGACGGCAGCGATGAGGGCCGGAGCGAAGGTGTCCATGTTGAAGGACGCGCCCTCAGCACGCTGCTCGGGCTTCGGTGGGTGCTTGGCCACGAGCTTGTCGTAGTTGCGAGCGCCAATGGCCTGGAACTTCAGCGTGAGCTCCTGAGTCTCCCCGTCCTCATCCTTGATGAAGATGGAGAACTCAGAGGTGGCTCGCGGCTTGTTCTTCATCAGATCCAGCGTGGCGCGCTTGGACGCCTCACGCTGCTTCTGCTTGGCCGTGACCTTCTGGGCTTCGTCGGGCATGTGCTTCTCCTTGGGCGGTAGGAGTTGGATGTATTGAGTTGTCAGTCTATCCAGTCCCGGAGGACGGATAGGAGTTACGCAGCGACCGTGGCGTCCTCATCGGGCTCCACATTCACCGAGCAAGACGCGGTGAAGGTGAGGACCGTGTTGGACGACATGTTGGCCATGGTGCGGGAGGTAACCATGACCGGCCAGACCTCCACCTTGTCAGTGGCGATCGGCAGGTTGTCGGTACCGGTGCCACCGAATCGGGAGATGATGAAGAAGCCACGGGTGCCACGCGGGAGAGTCTCCCAGGCGGTGTCGTCCTCATCGTCGCGGTAGAAGTCAGCGTCGAAGGTCGCAGCCGAAGTGCCAGCGGTGCTGGTCTCGAACAGCGAGTCGAACGCCGGGGTCGGGACCGTGTTGCCACGGCTCGACGCGTTCAGCGAGATCGTGAACCCCGTGAGATTCACCGCAGCAGCAACCTGCGCCGCAGTAGGCGCAGAGATGTTGGTGATGGCTCCGTCCGCAGCGAAACCAATCCAGGTGTTCTCGTTAGGAATGATGCGAGCCATCGTTACTCCTCAGTCTTGTCGTTGACATCGAAGAACAAGGGGCTGTTGACGACCTCTACGGGCGCGTCCTCAGTCGGCTCCTCATCCTTCTCAGTGCTAGTTCCATCATCTACAGCGGTCCAGCCGTTCCTCTCCCACGCGGGGAGCGAAGAAGGAAGGCACTTGCCCTTCTGGCCGTCCTTCTCGATCTCGATGTACTTCGGCTTAGCCATGGCTATCGTCCCTTCGATACGAGTAGCTCGAACGTGTCTACCTGGGTGAAGTAGTCGGGGAAGGTGGAGCCGATCCGGTTCACCCTGCCGACAGTCGTGCACGCAAGCTTCTGGATCTTCCAGTCACCAGTGGAGGTGGTGATCAGCTCACGCTCGATGTTGACGAGAGCGGCGCGCATCTTGTCTGCGAGCGCCTCGACGTGCTTCCGGGACAGTCCTGCGTAGAACACCTCGTAAGGCAGCATCCACTCAGTGCCAGTGTCCCCGAGTCCCCCGTTGGGTCGCTGAGGCTGACCCGTGAGTGTGCCAACAGACATCCAGGGGATGAAGTTGGAGGTCTCCGCACCCGGCTCTCCTTGCCAGCCGTATGCATCTTCCGGAGCCTGGTTGTCGCCAACCGGCAGGCCCTCTTCCTTCAGCTCCTGAATGACTCGCGTGGTGACAGGTCCACGCCTGATGACGCTAGGCACCGGCTTCCTCCCTCAAGACCTTCACATTGGCCTCTGCTACATCTCTACCCAGGGTGGCTACCCAGGCATCGAAGGCGGGCCGAACAAAGGGCTGTGCAGGTGTACCTGGGTGATTCACCACGCGCGCGTAGACCTGCTGCCCATTGACCTTGAAGGCGAGTACCCCACCGGGCTTCTTGGGCTTGATCTCGTGCGGACGTGTACCGAACTCCACGTAGGTGGCGTACGGGACATCAGGGCCCACTCGGATGGTGGTCCCCTCGATCCTCACGCCGATCGAATCCCGGAGCTTCCCGGAGTCCACAGGCACTCGGACCTGCATCTCCACCACGAGGAAGTTGGCTGCCTCGATCAGAGTGCGCTGAGTAGTGGCATCCGCGTCGCGCCCGGTACGTCGGAGAGCCTCTGCGATCCGGGTGATGTCGGCGCTGGCGATGGCACTCATCGCTCGACCGCCTTCACGTTGTACCTGCGCGTGGCTCGGAGCTCACCAGCACGAGCCGAGGAGATGATCTCGAACCGCTTGCCCAGCATCGAGGTGTCCTGTGTGGGCGCGTAGGTGATCACGATCTGATCGTTCTTGCGCAGGATCGGGGAGTTCCAGGGCAGCGAGAGCTGGACGTTCTGGACCATGATGTCGGTCTCTCCGAGCATCACAGCGCCTGCTCCCTGGATCTCCCAGATCCTGCACGGGGAGTCCTCGATGATGAGGGTCCGAGAAGTAGCCGGGATGGTCAGGTCGTCTCCATCCTCGAAGTCCACACGCGTCAGGCGCTCTGCATCGCAGCGGTACTCCATGACCGCCGTGGCACGAGAGCGCACATAGTTGCGCGCGCGAGGAGAGATGGGAGAGGCCATCAGATCATTCCTGTTACGGCTCGTCCGAGCGTGCGAGCGACACCGAGAGTGGGATGTTGCGGACTGAGAGTGCCGATCTTGTTAGCAACCTTCACGGTCGTCAGCTGTCGCCGCGTGACCGCCTTGCGCGCTCCAGCCTTGTGCTTGGGGTTGACGACCTTGGGCTGGAGTAGCGCCTTGGAGACCTCGCCATGGTCTACTCCGAAGGCGCTGATCATCAGGACGCCAGGAGACCGGCTGCCCGCAGCGAGGCGAGCAGGGCGTTGACCTTGGCCACCGTGGTCGGCAGGTCAGCACCGCCAGCGAGGTTGGCCACCGCAGCAGCGGGCTCCAGGTTCAGCGGAGAGTCCGAGTCCGCCAGAGCGAGAGCAATGGGGCGCGGGACCTCCAGAGACCGGAGTGCGTCGTACTTGTCCTTGTCGTATGCCATCTCAGACTCCTGGGTTCTCTTCCGGGTAGTACTCGGGGAAGTCCTGGCTGCCGTAATCCTGGCGACCAGCGGACTTGTCGTCGTGCATCCCCGTGCCGAACGCGAAGGGCTTGATCTCTGGGTGCGTCCCCTCGTAGGGGGAGACGCCGCCCACGTCTGGGAACCCCCCTACGAGGGAACTCTTGTGCTGCTCCCGGAGGGAAGCAGCGAGTTCACGGAACTGCTGGGCTACCGCTCCGAGGTTGATGGAGACGCCATCCGCGCTGTACGACACCTCGCGCGCGTACCGAGCAGCCAGGGAGTCCGCGATGGCCGCAGCCACGAACTCCAGGGTGCCGTACAGCGGCTTCCACTTGGAGATCATGTAGTTGATCTCCTCGTCCTGCGCGAACCACTCAGAGTCCGCGCCGGTGTCCTGGATCAGGAACCGGACTACGTCCTTGTCAGTGGCCAGCGAGGGGTCGTATGAGGTGGTCACAGCTTCGTCTCGGTCTTGTTCTTCTTGCGGCCGGACTTCCAGGTGCTGTAGCCAGCACCGCCCAGCACAGCGGCACCGGTGACAGCAGGCTTCGCTGCCACAGCCTTGCCAGCGAGCTCAGCGACACGACCGACTCCACGACCGACATCAGCGACGCTCACCTTGGCGTTGGCAGCCTTGCCAGGGATCGCGGTCAGCTTGCCGAGGCGAGCCTTGTTCCGGGCGTAAGCAGCCTGCTGGTTGGCGCGCACGTTGGCCTTGTGCTGCGCCTTACGACGACCAGCGGGGGTCAGCGCCTTGGAGACTTCTCCATGCTCGACCCCGAACGCGCTCTCCATGTCAGGCCCCCTTCTTCCGGTTGGCGTAGACACCACCGGTCAGACCGACAGCGCCGCCGCCAATGACAGCCTTGCCGGTAGTCGTGCCCGCGAAGCCCTTGGCGCTGTTGCCAGCGGCACCAGCGAAGGACTTGGCCTTCTGGCCCATGGTCGACTGGAACGCCTTACGAGCGCCACCAGCAGGCGCGCCAGGCTTCTTCTGAGCACCAGTCATGGACTGCTGCCCCAGCCTCTTCAGGTTGCCGCCCATGGCGCTGACCTTGCCCGTGGGCATGGAGAAGGCCTTGGAGACCTCACCGTGCTCTACTCCGAATGCGCTCTCAGACATTGTCGAGGATGCCCTTCCGCTTCTTGTTGGCCTGCTCCACAGCCACCACGCGGTTGTACTCCTCTTCGGAGATGTCGCTCGCGAGGTAGTCCATGACCTCATCCACGGTGTGCTCCGTGGGGTCGTAGAGGTCTTCCTCAGTGATCACCGGCTCGTCATCTTCGAGATCCTCGCCCTCAGAGACGACGTTCTGTCGTTCTCCGGATAGAGCAGCGGTCTCTTCAGCAACAGGGTCGTCGCCACTCTCGTCGCCAGGGACAGTGTCGTCCCCATCGAGAACATCATCAGATCCCTCTGCGTTCTCGTCATCCAGCACCTTCTCCGTCAGGGCGTTGGCGTGAGCCTCGGCCTTCAGAGCAGCGGCGACATCCTGGTCCTCGTACTTCTTCGCCGGGGTGGTCTCCACCGACGGGAACGTGAGGTCATGCTGCTTCGGCTTGTTGTACGCCGACTCACCCAGCGCAGTGCCGAGCTTGGCGTCGATGACTTCCCGAGACCAGACGTGGTGGTGCCAGTGGCGCGGCTGGTCAGCGGGGTCATCGACCACCGCGAAGAGACGCCGCGTACGGATGAGCAGATCGATACGACCGGTGGCCTCGTCCTGAGGGAACTCTTCCCCCATCGAGTAGTCCTTACCGGCGTACGTGAAGTTGCGAGCGCAGATGAAGTACACCGCGCCGTTGTTGTAGAGCTGGGACGGCATCTCTATCTCCTCAGATAGTGAGAGGGGGCCAGGGACTACTCCCCAGCCCCCTCTACAGGTAACGCGTGGATCAGGCGACAGCGTCCGCGAGGAAGATGCCCATGTCGGGGGAGACGACCTTCATGTCGTAGGTCATCTCGCCCTCGATGCGGTCCGAGGCGATGTGCTCCATCCGGAAGTTCTTCATCCGGATGCCGTAGCTGTTGCCAGCCAGATAGCCGTTCCAGGTGAAGATGTAGCCCGAAGCAGGAGTCATCAGCGACGGAGACGACGGCGTGTAGCACAGGAGCGCGCTCTTCGAGTTGCTCATGAAGCTGTACGACGCGGCAGCGTCCTGGGTGTCAGCGTCGTTGCGCTCAGCGACATCCGTGAAGGAAGCGTACGAGACCAGGATCTTCTCCACGTCGAAGAGCGACGCGAGGAGGTCGGTGGTCACGACACCCTTCTGGGTGTACTTGATCCGGTCGATGATGTCCGGGTGGTTCTTCAGCGAGGTGATCGCCTCAGCACCGAGGACCAGGGTGTTGGCCTTCCGACCAGACTGGAGGACGAAGTCCGTCTGGAGGTTGGCGAACTGCACGATCGGGTCCGACGCGGCGTCGTTCCACTGGAGGAACTGCGAGCCAGACGGAGCGGCAGCAACACCAGCAAGGTCGGTGCCCCAGACACCGGTCTTGAAGTAGGCGTTGTTCCAGTCCAGGTCACGCTTCAGCAGGAGCTGGTTGGTGACGAACTTGGTCGCGTCCTTGTCCAGGCTCCAGTTGGAGTCGGCGTTGGCACGGGTCTGGTCGTCCAGGTCCTTGTGGACCGCGTACACCTGCGCGTAGTAGGTGTCCGTGTCGACCTTGTAGCCGATACCAGCGGACTCGGTACCCGGCGCACGCTTCTGGACATCGGTCCGACGCCAGTCGGACTTGCTGTACTTCCAGAAGAGGTCCGACTGCTTCTGCACCGGAACTCGCGGGAAGACCTTGTCAGCGATGAACGTCGCAGTGTCCTGCATGTACGCCACGCTGACGTTGGTCAGCGGTGCGTTGACGTGGAGATCGCTCTGAGTCGGGTTAGGCATAGCTCGCTCCTCCTATCAGAGCTGGATCAGAAGGAGAACCGAGATCAGCTCTCCAGCGTTGGCAACGGACGAGACCGCCACACCGACGCAGAGACCGCCGCCGCCAGTGGCGTCAGTGGCCTGTCCGTCAGCAGAGACGAAGACCTTCTCGCCAGCGTCGATGGCCTTGTCAGCCACCACCTTGCTGACACCTCGGATACCGACAGTGGCAGCGCCACCCGTGACCTGAGGCTTGTTCTGCACGACACCGATCACGCCGGTGTCGTCCGCGTCCGCGAGACCGACCTGATGCGCGCCGGTCACCTTCACGAAGTGGTACTGCTTACCACCGTTGGGCGAAGCGCTGCCAGGCTGGCCGGGGACGCCGGTGTACTGCGCCAGGGTCGCATCCGCGTTAAGCGTGATGGACCGGAGGCTCTCCTCGTACGCCATGAGATTCCCTACCCTTCCTTATCTCAACGTCCCCGCGAAGCGAGGTACTCGTCGTATGCCTGCGGGTTGTCGTCCAGGACATTCACGATGTCCGTGGCACCAGCGGACTTGCCGATCGTCTCCGAGGCGTAGGCGGTCACAGTGTCCATGACATCGGCGTTGTCGCCGCCGCCCCGGTAGCCGACCTCCTGGAAGAGAGCCTCACCGGCAGTCTCCAGGCACTTGGCGATGACCGCGCAGTCCTCGTAGCTCATCGTCTCGGCCATCCGATACAGGACCGGGCCGAGCTCCTCACCGGAGACCGGGAGGTTGTAGCTGTCCGCCTTGGAGATGTACTCGCGGGTCAGGCGCAGGTCACGCTCGGCCTTGGCAGCCTTGGCGATCTCCTGGGTCTGCTTCTCCAGCTCGTCCACTCGGCCGAGCGCCTTGGAGATGATCTTGTCGCGGTCCTCGTCGCTGAACGCCTTCGACAGCTCTTCGAGCACCGACTGGGCGAATCCGCCCTTGGGGGCCTGGGTCTGGTCGAAGAAAGCCGACTTACCAACGGTAGCCAGTTCCTTGTCCTCGACGTTCTCCTCCTCCGTCAGGGTGAACTCGTAAGCGTTCCCCTCGGAGTCGTATACGACCTGGCCGTCCTCCAGGGTCTCCTGGTCCAGGGCCTTGCCGTTCTCATCGAACAGGTCGATCTCTGCGGGCATGTTGTCCTCCTCAGGAGCCCTCTTAGCGATGGTGATCATTGCGTGCTGATTGGCACCCTTGTCGACCAGAGAGATCTCATCGATCTCCATGTTGGTCAGGTTCTTAATCGGCTTCGGCATCTCCATCAACCTCTGTTCTTAGTCTCGGGTGTACGTCTAGTCAGTCATGAACGATGCCGAAGGCCGACTCGTTCGAGCTCTTCTTGAAGTTCTGGCGACGGCGCTGGTTGATCTTGTGTTGCTGATAGGTGTGCTGTCCCTTGGCCCCCGCGCCAACAGCGGCAGCAGTTCCAACGAGAGCGGCTCCACCCACGCCAGCGGCTACGGTCTTCTTGGCCTTCGCTGCGCCAGAGACGATCTTCCCAGCAGACTTAAGTCGTCCACCGGCCTTCAACCCCATCGTCCTGTTCACGCGGTCAGCGGTCTTCAGGTTGCTACCGAGACGCTTGAAGGACTTCGAGTCGCTGTTATACGCCGCAGCAGTGACACCAGCACCGAGAGCAGCACCAGCGCCAGCTGCGCGCATCACCTTGCGATCTCTGCGCTGAGTCTGTTCCCGCTGATCGATCGTCTTCCAGTTCCCGAACTTGGAGATCTCGAAGGGGTCGTTCTTCTTCACGGGAGTCCTCTTCCTCGACTCAGCATTGGTGTACGCGGCGAAGTTGTAGCCGCCCACACCGCCGATGCCACCAGAGACCACACCGATGTTCTTAGCCTGGTCTCCAATCTTGTTGCCGACAGCCTTGACTTGGTTGTCGGTCCGTCCGGAGTACTTGGGGATCTTGCGCAACATCCCCGGCTTCTTCTTCAGAGCAGCACCAGCACCCAGTAGTCCCAGACCAGTCAGCCCCAATGTGGAGGTGGTCTGGGAGATGTGTCCTTGGACCTTCTTGCGGCGCTTGATCTCCGCGTCGCTCATGATCCGGTTAGCCATGGTCTACCCCGAACGCGCTCATGGTGTCCGACTTGGAGATGCCGCGCTTCTTCCGGCTGTGGTGCACCGCAGCAGTCGCGCCAGCAGCCCCCAGGCCCAAGGTGATGGCTCCACCGGACTTGCCGGTGTGTGTCACGGCGAGCGTCCGCTTCATCTTCCCGCCAGGCAGATCCTTGGGGTAGTTGCGGAAGAACTGCCGGAACCGAGGATCGCCAGCGGTCATCCCCTTCGGGCGGTACTTGTCCTCATGCGCCTTCATCTTCTTGCGCATCCCAGGGTTCGACTTGATCTTCTTCTCGTTCTTCCAGTCGAGGGGCTTGGTAGCCATCACCCCACCCTGGTATCCGAGCATGGCTCCAGCACCACCGGCGTACGCAGCCGTGGTGTCCTTGCGGTCCATCGCCTTGCCGAACTTCTCGTTCTTCTTCGCCTGGTGCATGGCACCGGCGTACGACAGTGGCAGGCCCACGCCTACAGCGCCCAGCCAGAGTTTCGACTGCTTGGGGTAGACCTTCGGCTTGATCGCCCTGCGCGCGACCTTCAGATCGTTCAACTTGCGGTACCCAGCCTTGCGCTCAGCGCGGAGTGCTTCCTTCGCAGCGGGCTTGTGCCGGTTCAGGGTCGAGTCACCCTTGCGGTTCTCCTGCTGCCACGAGCCCCGAGCAGGTCGCTTCGGGATGGCTGCCTCAGCACGGGCGATCTTCTTGTCCGCAACGTTCTGTCGTACCGCGATGGTCTTGCGCTCGACCCGAGAGACAGCAGGAACACCCAGCGCCATCGCGCCGCCACCCACAGCAACAGCAGCGCCACCGTGGGTCTTCTTGTCCTTCTGCTTCCGGAACTCCTCGAAGTCCATGTCACTCTCCCATCGGTGTACGCATCCCGCGCCCGTGGATGGAGAAGCCGGTGCGCTCACCGTTCTTCACCTTGCTCCACAGTTCGGGGTCGTTGATCTGGTAGCCAACCCACCAGCCAACCGGCATCTCCTCAGGGAGACCCAGCGCCTTCTTCTTCTCCGGGGTCACTACAAAGGACTCGATCATGTCCGACTTGTGCACCGGAGCATCACCGTCGCGTAGGTGCATGTCGCCACCCTTGCGGGACTTGTGCACGTACTCGTACGCGGACTTCTCTACCTCGCTGATGGAGATGTAGTCGCCCTGGAGATCGACCACTGGCTCGCCGTTCATCTCCACGATGGAGGCCCAGCCGAAGACCTGCTGCTTGTCGGAGTCGACCTTGGAGATCTCACCCTCCCAGCGCACGTCGAACTCATCAGCCTTCTTGGAGACCTGGGACTTCAGCCGGATCATCCCCTGCTTCGTCCCGCACTTGACCTTGGTCTCGACATGGTTCCCAGCCTTGGTGAGCACCTTGCGCTTCAGGGCACCGGTGGAGATGTGCAACTCCGACTGATCCGGGCTGGCCTTGTGGACCCTGGCCTTCTTGGGCTTGCTCGATGCAGAACGTGCGAGCACGCGGTTGGCGACAGCGTCTCCGGCGATGTTAGCCACCTGGAGACCGAGAGCGCCACCAGCCAGCGCTGCGCCCGTCTTACCAGCCTTGGACGAGATCGGCTTCGGGATCTTCTGACCCGTCGCGTAGATCTTCCGAGAGAGCTTCCCGCCCTCCTTGAACCGGTCGTCGCGCAGAGCGGCAGCAGTACCAGCCACACCCGCACCGAGGCCAACGATGTTCGAGGCGAGACCCACCTGGGCCTGTCGCTTCTCGCGCTTGGCCTGAGCGTCCATCTTGGCCACAAGGTCGTCAGCGCCGCCTCCATACAGAAGGTTCGCTACCTCACGGAACGCATCAGTGCTCATGTTCCTATCGTCCTTCCCTGCGCTACTCATCGTGATCACCGAACTCCTCCATCTCCACGTCCGGGAGTGCATCGAACACCGGGAAGAAGAACCGGTTGTTCGCGGTGCCTACGCGCTGCTTGGTGTCTTCCAGTACGTAGTCGCCTTCGGTGACCCAACTCTCCAGCCCGTTCCGAGTCGGAGCATCAGCCTGGTAGGTCCTACCCAGCGAGGAGTCATGACCCTCGTCCAAGCGCAGGACCATGAAGGTCAGGTTGTCTGGGTTGACCCCCCACTCCCGAGCCAGTTCGCCGTAGGTGATCTGGTCAGGCATCTTGTAGTCAGGAACTCCACCTTCAGTGGTGTACCAGTCCAGGTTGATCTTGGTGTTCTCGCCAGTCCAGTCCGGGTCGCCGTTGGCGTTCCCAGAAGCGATGGCTTCTACCAGAGCGAAGATGTCATCATCCTCGATGAAGGCGTGGTACTTGTTGCCGTCCTCGCCGTACATCTCGACCATGCCGCCCGTGTGGTCCTTGATGGACTCGTACTCGTCCATGATCGCCTCATCGAGGCGCTGCACTGCTCGCTCTGCGATCAGCACCTCGTCCGGGCTCCACACTATGCTGCTGTTGGCGTTCAGGTAGTCGTTGTAGGTGCTCAACTCATGCGGCGTGACGACTGTGTACACGGGGTACTGCTTGCCGTTCTCAGACTGGATCTTGACCGTAGGCGAGTAGAAGACTCGGTTCCTCGGCTTCTCCAGCGCCTTCAGTCGAACCAGGTCACGGGCCACATCCTCGGTCAGCGCCAGCTTCTGGAGCGGAGGCATCCCCAATCGGGTCTTGGTCTGCTCCTCGCGACCGAGTGAGACCTTCTCCGCAGTCTTATCGCTCAGCGAGACATGTTCGATCGGAGTCAGACGGACCTTTCGCTGAGGAGACAGACGAACTTTGCGATCCTCAGAGAGCCGTACCTTCTGCTCCGGCTCCAGCCTGACCTTCTCCTGCTCTCGGATCACCGGCTCAGCGTCGCGCACGCGCTGCGCTTCTCCTACCAGGTTGTCCAGGAAGGCCGAAGGCTTGTCCTGGGTCTTGACCGCGAACCGTCCGTCCGAGGTGCGCTTGTACTCGTCGTCGTACCAGCGATCCGCCTTGGAGACGATCGGGTCTACAACCTTCACCTCGCACCGGCAGTTGGGGTGAACACCGGGAACCCACATCTCGATCTTGTTGGGCAGCACGAAGCGCTCGCTGACGCCCACTCGCTTGCCGTGCATCGGGCCGCAGATGGCGCAGGTCTTCTCGTCCTTGGCCGTCAGCCAGACCTTCTCGGCCTCAGCTGAGAGAGCCCCGTGATCCTGCATCCAGAGCCACGCCGTCTGCTTCGCCTGGAGGTCGAGGTTGTGAACCTCCTGCTTAGCGAACACCTTCAGGCGGCTCCTGATGGAGCGACCGATGTACTCCCTGACCATCTGCTTGGCAGACATAGGCTGCGCGCTGGTGATCTTCTTCTTCACGTCCAACGCAACGTAGCCACTCATCTGGCGAGGAGTGAGCCCGTACGCGTCCAGCGCCCGGTCCGCAGCAACGCGGACAGGAAGCTGACGATTGACGAAGGAGTTGAACCCCTGGAGCAGCGCGTCCTTGGAGGTGGCATCGAAGTACTCACCGATCCGGCGAGTGTGCTGCTCAGCCAGTGCGTAGATAGTCGTCATTGGCACATCGCCAGCGCCAGCAGCGCGGTACGCGCGCACGTACGCCTCAGCAGCAGCCGGACCGAGGATCGCGTTCTTCCGACCCAGGAACAGAGCCGAAGCCTGGTCCAGGAGAGCCACCAGTCGAGATCCAGTGATCTCTGGCTCCTTGGCGATCTGCTCCTTGATGTAGTTGATGACCAGCAACCGGTGCGACATCAGTGCCGAGTGGATCATCTCCTCCAGGCTGCCGAGGTGCTTCTCGTCTGCACGCTTCAGAGCCCCCACCGCAAGGTCAGGGGCTAGAAGCTCTACATAGGGAGCAGTGGTCACTGGGACTTCCGCTTGTCGGCGTACATCTCCATGGTGAGCCTCTCGGCTTCCTTGACAGTGTCAGCCCCGCCGAACACACCGCCACGGAGGTCTTCCACATCCTCATGCGACTTCACTCGCTGCCGCTCATCGTGCAGAGCCTGAGCGGCGATGTAGAGAGTGTCAGCAGCGTTGTCGTTACCCAAGTCGGCGTAATACTGAGCAGCCTTCTCGAACTCGCTGATGAGCGTCGACACTCGACCCTGGGGCCGGAGCTTCTCCTCAGCGGTCACAGGAGCGTTTCGGATGACGATGTCTCCCGACTCCTGGCGCATGGTCCCCTCAGGGCCCTGTCCGTCCTTCAGCGCGCGCATCCGGTGCACCGTCTCCAGTTGCGCGGTGATCTGCTTCGGGTCAGAGACCAGTCGGGTCACGACCGGCGAGTTACGCACGACCTGGAGATCACGAAGCAGTTCCACACGGTCCATCGCAGGCAGGTCGTCCGGACCCTGACCGAGGAAGGTACGCATCTCCTTCAGGACGTTGTACTCGTCCTTCAGCTCAGCCTCGTTCATCTCAGAGAGTGGCTTGTCGTGCCGTACGCCACCCGAGTCGATCTTCTTCATCTCGGCCATCCGAGCGCTCAGATCAGCACCGGTCTCGTAGGCAGCACCAGAGAAGGCGAAGGGCTTGTCGCCCCAGACCCCAGCCACATCAGCGCCGTACTCCTTGCGACCGACATGACCAGCAGCCACCTTGTACGCTGCACCAGCCTCACCGAGCCTGACGTTGGCGCTAACTGCGCGCGACACCAGCGAGTCGAACTTGGCCTGGTTCTCCGGCTGGGCCAGCTCCTCCGGGGTGAGGTTGAGAAGCTTGGCCTCTTCCTCGTTCGGCTCGATCCGGTCCTTCAGCACAGCCTGCACAGAGACCGCAGCCTCCGCGTAGTTCTGCGCCGCACGGCGCTCAGCCACCACGCTCTTGACCGACTTCTTCTGCTCACCGGTGGGGTTGAGCTGGAAGTTCTTCGCATCGAAGGGAGCAGGGCCATCCGGTGAGGGAGCGCCCCGTCGCGGACCACCGCTACCCCGACCACCCTGGTAGTCGGCCTCAGATGCCGAGAACTTCCCACCAACCATGGTGGGGTTGCGCTTGGCGTTACCGAACAGACCAGCGGCTGCGTAGGTCGGGCGGTTGCGTCCCGGCTCCACGTAACCACGGTCGAGCGAGGTCTCCATGCGGTCCATGTGACGACGCGGGACAGCGTTGGCGTCCTTGATGTAGTACGGGAACTGCTCCTGGAGCGCGATGAGGGCAGCCTTGTAACCCTCGCCGTTCAGCCGGTACTTGTACTCCTTCTCGGCGGCGAGTTCGTTCATCACGTCGCCCATGAAGTCGTCCGCGTCCTTGCCCTGCGAGCCCTGAGCGCGCTGAGTAGCGATGAACCGGGCCAGCCGCTCGTCGTGGTCGCTCAGTTCCGGAGACGACTTGAACTCGTCCACGCGGCGGTTGATCTCGGTCTGGATGTCCTTACGCGGGGCGTACCCGCCCATCTCCTCCATGACCTCGGTCTTGATCGCCTCGCGGATCTCCGGGTTGAGAGACATCCGATCGACCTGCTCCGACTGCACTGCGTCGAGGAGCTGCTCATAGCGCCGAGTCATCCGGCGAGCTTTGTCGTTGTAGCGACGACCACCGGTGAAGTCCTGCTCGAACTCCATGGTGAAGACACCCGAACGAGAGACCACCGTGACCTGGCGAGCACCAGACATGAGACCGGTGTAGACATCCTCGGAGGTGAGGCCACCGACAGAGCGGTTGCGGATGTACTCCCCGCCCTTCAGACCCTTCAACTTGCGGAGGTTGAAGGGCAGATAGTGGTCGTCTCCATAGCCCACGGCCTGGTCTACGACCTTGCCGTCCTTGTCGATGATCACGCCCTCAGACGGAGGGGTGTTGCCCGAAGCGAGCTGGAGGTCGTAGAGCTTCTGGCTCGGAATCCTCCGCGACAGGTACTCGACCGCCACCGCCCGACCGTTGGCTCGCTCCTCCCAGGTAGGAGCGCGTCGCTCAGCCGAGATGCGGGCAGCAGCCATCTGCACCGGCGAGAGTTCCTGCGGGCGCTTCAGGTTGGCCTTCTTACCCTCCGGGGTGTTCCGGTACGGGTCGTTGGCAGTGGCCAACTTCGCATCGCGCATGGCGCGGTCCACAGCACCGACGACCACCTTGTCCGGGGTCTTGGAGGTGCCCCGGTAGCGGTAGGCGGTCTTACGCGCCGAAGGGCCGAAGACAGCCTCAGCCTCCGAGCCATGGTCACCGACGAACTGAGCCATCCGCGCTGCGAGCTGAACCTTGGACCCAGCCGGAGCGATCTCGCCGACGATCTTGGAGCCAGCGGACAGTCGTCCGTACAGACGCGCGTTCGAGTCCCGGCCGTCTACCTGCTGGTTCCAGTCCTGCTCGAAGGATCCGAAACCGGAGTCGACAGCGTTGATGCCGCGCATGGTCTCGTAGCGCTGCTTGGAGCCGTCCGCGCCCAGAGAAGTAGACAGACCGAAGTACGCCCCACCAGCGGTGAGCGCGTTCGGACGCGCATCCAGACCCACCAGGTCCTCGTGCTTGGGGTCCCACATCTTCGGGTCCGGTCGCGTCGAGGAGGTAGTGACGGTGTACACCTGGCCGTTGTGCTTGTTCCGGATGTGGGCGATCACGTCGCTGTCGCCGGGGTTGCGAGAGGACGCGTGAACGGCCCCGAGGAAGTTGGTCAGCTGCCGGTACTGGTCCTGGTAGGCAGCAGCACGACGCGGCGGGAGACCCTCGACATCCTTGCCATGCGGGAGCCCCATCGACTCAGCCGTACGCCCCTTGATGGGCTTCACCTGAGAAGTGGTCACCTTGGCCCGGAACCGACCAGTGCCGGGGTCACGGCTGAAGTCGGACTCCTTGAACCGGTAGCCGTAGTCGTACGGGGTCGCCTTGGAGATCTCCGAGAGAGCCTTGGCGAACTCCACAGCGCCGTCCGTGTCCTTGGCAGCAGCACGCATCGTGGCGCGCTTCAGCACCTCCACGCGCTTGGAGATGACCTTGTTCAGGTGACGCTGGAGAACGGGCAGATTCTTCTCGATCGTCTCTTCGACCATGTCGTTGGCGACGTGGTAGCAGAACTCGCGAGCCTCTTCCTCGTCCATCTTCATGATGAGGTCGTAGACCTTCTGGGCAGCCTTGTAGTTGAAGTCCGGGTTGTCGGACTTGAAGATCGAACCGCGCTCGATCGGCGTGAGAGTCACTTCTTACCGTCCTTCTTGGGTGCGGGCTTCTTGGCAGCCTCGCGCTGCTTGATCTTCAACTGCTCCATCGCGCGCTGGTGCTTCTTCTGCTCAACGGCTTCCTGGAGAGTCATCTTCTCCTTCTCGCGCTTCAGGCCAGAGTCGGCGCTCCGCTCTTGGAGAGCCATCTTCTCCTTCTCGCGAGCGTGCTGCTTCTCAGCGTTGGGGTCCTCAGGCGGCGGCTGGTTCTGCATAGCCAACTGCTGCTGCTCCTTGGCCTCGTCCATCTGGCCGACCGGGTGCTGACGACGGATCAGCTCCGCGTCCATCTCATCGCTGGCCATCTGCTGCTGCATCTCGGGCGTCGGCATGTTCTGGACCTGGTCAGCCTGCTCCGGGCTGTAGCCCTGGGCTGCCATCTCCGCACGCTGCTGGAGACCGATGAGACCCATCTGAGAGTCAGCGAACTGCATCGCCTGCTCCTGGACGAGCATCTGCCGCTTGAACTCCTCGGACTCCGGAGTCATCTCCGGGAGGCGAGCGATGTCGCGAACGAACTTCTCCAGCTCCGGGTCCGGGAACCACTGCATACCGGCACCAGCCGTAGCCGAGATGAAGCCAGCGAGCTGGTTCAGGTCAGGCGGGTCGATGTCGGTGGGCTCGAACTTGGGCAGTTCGTCCAGCTTCCAGCCGTTCACTGCGAACAGCTTGGGGACCAGGTGTCGATTCAAGGTGTCCGCGATCGACTTCACGATGGCGTTCAGGGCAGCCCGGAAGATGCCCGTCTTGTCAGTGTGCAGTGAGTAGGAGCCGACCTGCTGGTGGCCCACCAGGATGAAGTCCGCGAGAACGCTCATCAGGATGCGCTGCTCGTACCGCTGGATGATCGAGTTGGTGTCGAACTGACGCGAGCCCGAGGAACTCATCAGCTCGAAGTCGAAGAGCGGCTGCTTGGTGTCCCGGTCGTACTGGACAGGGAGGACCAGGCCCTCGTTCTCGTCCCTGCGCACGCCACGGACCATCTTACGAAAGGCCTCGACCGTCTTGGCCTGGTCGGTACCAGGCTGCGCCTTCATGAACTCGGCAGGCACCTTAGCGACCGGCATACCCGCGAGGTCACGCTCGACACCGATGGCCTCGAACTCCTCCAGGCGCTTCTTGAAGTACCAGGAGCGGTAGGCGGTGCGGAGCAGGCTGACGCCCTCCGGGTTGCCCTTGGCGATCGAGGTACGGAACAGCAGCGACTTCTCGATCGGGATGACAGTGGTCTGGTAGACCGGGGGTGCCATCTGCACCATGGACTTGATCCCGCCCGACTCATCGAAGGACCAGCGGAGCATGGTCTCCTGCGAGCGAATGGGCATCTTGCGGATGCCGAACTTCCCATCCGTGTGCTTGGAGCGCTTCGACGGGTCCTTCTCCCAGGGTCCGACCCTCTTCTTGAAGACGATCTCGTGCCAACTCCACCCGTAGGTGAGCATGGAGAGAACCTCACCGATGAAGTCGTCCCAGGAGTGGCTCATGTCGTCCATGCAGGACTCCAGGAACTCCTTGGCAGCCTCAGCATCCTTGCCGTTCTCCGGAGGCAGGACGTTCCACTCCACCTCGCGGATCAGCTTGTCGATAGCGAACAGCAGCGACCCCACCATGGAGTCGTTGGTCGACATCTCGCGGTAGACCTTGACTGCCTTGCGACCTCGGAGTGCCGGGAGGAACTCCTCATCGATATAGCCCGCGACGCGCTTGACACCCGTGACACCCAGCTCCTGGAGCGGGCCAACGTTCTTCGGGACTTCGTCTCCGACGTTGTCGTCATAGCCACGGTCGCCCATCGGCAGGCCCTCGGGCAGTCGTGTCGTCATACTCTCAGTCTCCCTACGTCAACCACTCACACCATGAGGGTGAACTCTTGTTCTGCGGCTGCTGTCTTGTTCTGTACGCCGCCGATGTTCCAGGACGATCCGGTCCGAGACGAAGCGTGGTTCTGCTCCATCTCCTTCTCCATCCAGTTCGGCTCCTGGCTGTTCGGAAGCACCATCGGCTGGACCGCAACCGCCCGCCGAGACACCAGGTTCCAGGCTAGAGCCATCGAGCAGACTTCGTCGGGAAGGTGGAACTCCTTGCCCCGCGAGTACACGTCCTCGACCGAACAGTAGAGGTGGGCCTTGTAGTAGGAGTTGATCCGGGGCGAGACGATCTTGTTGTTCTCCACCGCCGAGATGTACTCGCTCAGCATGTTGTCGCGCTGAGCACCGGTCATCAGGAAGCCGTACGCACGGTTGTCGATGTAGTCCGCGATCACACCACCGAGACCAGTGGCATCGTGGATGCCCTCCGCGTGGTACTTCTTCATCAGCTCGTTGTACCGCCCGATCATCACCGGGTAGGGGCGACGCCGCATCCGGAGCATGTACACCGGGCGCACTGGGAGTGAGGTCGCATCCAGCACGGTGATGACCGTGAAGTCCTGCGCCTTGGCCCAGTCAGCCGCGATGACGTACTCACGGTCCATCCGATGCTCCTCGAACAGGTACTCCTCGTAGTCCTTCTGGACCTTCTGCCACAGTGGACGGGGCTCGATGGAGAAGGTCTCCTCCACCTTGTTCGAGTCGAAGGCACGGTTGCCGATGGAAGGCTCACCGAGCTCGTACTCGACTCGCCACATCTCGGCAGGGATCTCGCGCTTCTTCTGCTCGATGAACGCTGGGTCCAGCCATCCGTCGACCGGGTTGGAGGTCTCCCGATAGCACCAGGTGAAGATCGGCAGGTTCTCGTCCTGGAACCGCTGGTACATCGTGGCGAAGGTCTTGTCCGGGTACTGCCACGTCGAGGACATGGTGGTCTGCGCGGGGACGATCTCGCCCTGCCAGTTCTTCTGGGGCATCGGCTGACCGAGGGCGGCGTCCAGGATGTCCTGGTCCATCTCATCGATCTCATCGAGGAGTAGGAACGGCGGGTGAGGGCCACGGACGGTCTTCTGGGACGCAGTGAGCGGCCTGATCTTCGCGCCGTTCTTCAACTTGATCAGGGTCATGCTGTCGTCTTGGACGAGGTACTTGGGAGCGTGCTTGGAGTCCCAAGCATCACGCATGGTCTGGTGGATGTTGTTCGACTGGTTGAGTGAGCCACCCAGGATGTTGACATCCGCACCCATGATGGCAGCCTTGGTCAGCCCTAGGATCGAGAGCGTCCGGCTCTTCCCAGCAAGACCACGAGAGCCATGAATAAGGATCATCGGCTCCCGGCTGAAGTACGCCGTCGCGAAGGCGTCGAAGGGCGCATCGTGGTCTGGACAGACCTTCGTGCGAGGGATCTTGTGGCCCCACAGGGCTTGCGTCAGGTACCACAGTTCATCCTCGTTACGTGGTCCGCGCTCCAGGACAATGCTCACGCTGTCTTCTTCGGTAGGAGGTCTACGAGCTTCAAGGGGCCGTCGTCCTGGATCTTGACGATCATCGCCCCCATGGGAGAGTCCACCACGTAGAACCAGTCGACATGATGCTGATCAGTACGGGATAGCTCTACGGAGAACCGACCTTCTACTAGATCAACCTCAGGCGCTCGTGTTGCCCAAGTGACGCCGTGTTCCACCAGAAAGAGACGGCTCGGTATGAACCGCACACGTCCAGCGATCGGATTCCGGTTCTGATCTACGAAGCGCCCTGTCACCGTCACTGACTGCATGTTGTCTCCTAATAGCAAAGGGGAGGAAGCTTTCACTTCCTCCCCTCCGACTGGCCGGTCTATCTAGATACTAGATCACATCCGCGACGAGCAGAATGATCAGCACAATGCCGACAACAGCAAGCGCCCAGATGATGGGGTTCCAGTCCCTCATGGCGTCTCCTCCTCTTCGATCTCGTCGGGGTCACCCAGCTCTAGCTCTGGGGTGACGTTGACCTTGGCGGTCAGCCCGCCAGTAGCAGCGAGGAAGCCGAAGCCCGCCAGGAGGCCCTTCAGCCAGGTAGGCGTCGGAGCTTCGATGGCGAGGTAGGCAGCCTGGGTGGCACCGAGACCAGCCCCGACGATCATCAGGCCGATGTAGATCTTCGACCTCAACTTGGCCGGGATCTGCTGGAGCGCTGTACCGATGTTCATGACAGGATGACCGCCTTCTGTCCGGGGTTAGCCTTCAGGATGGCCCGACCGCGAGGAGTGTCCATGAGAGCGCGGGCTCGTTGCTCACACGCACCCATGGGCTTGTTGATCTCGAAGTGCATCTCATCCTTGCGGCCCCGGTACTGGCCACCCCACCGGATGGTGCCCGCAAAGAAGTGATCCACCCTCTGGATGATGAGCTTCTCCTCAGCATTGGAGAAGGTGTCCTCTCGACCAAGGACGTGTTGGGTCGCGTTGAGGTCCATAGCGGTTCCGGAACTGTGATTCGACAGAGTGTTCGAGTAACCCCGGACCGGGCGATAGGCATAGCCCCAGTCGTCCAGGATGCCCGCGTCCACGTCCTCGATCCGGTTGTCGAACCAGAGCGCGAGATGGATCAGGAGGAACCCAGCCGAGCCGTTGCGCAGCCGGATCTTGCGGCGGTTGCCGGGGATCTTCCAAGAGACCAGCTTGGGGCTATCCGCCGCCAGCGCAGGCCAGCCGTTCTGTGAGGTGCTCATCTTGTCTCCTACGGGGTCTCGTACCAGATCACGCGCACCTCGCCACTGCGCACGCTCGTCTCAATGGACTGGACTACGGAGTAGTCCTCAACGAACACCGACGCCTTGGCCGGGTCCTTGTGATACAGGCCGAAGCCCTTCAAGGTGCGGTTCTCCATCGCCGTCACCATCACAGCAGGGATGTCGAACCACTTCGACTCACCCTTGCCGATGGTGCCGATCTTGGTGACGTTCTTGCGTACGGGAGCGCCAGGGATACCACCAGGGCCCGTGTACTCGTGCCAGTAGAGATAGACGTTGGCAGTGGCAGCGCCAGTGTCGTTCTCGCGCTGGATGTAGATCTGCGCCGCGCGGATGTCGGGCGTGCCCTGCTGCCCGATGATGTTGAACGAGCCACCGTACATCCAGATACCAGTCCGGGTCGGGCTGGTGCCCTGGGTGAGCTTGCCTGAAGAGAACGCGTTCGAGACCAGCGTGCCGGAGTACTGCGGCTGGAAGCGAGCGTCCTTCTTGATGGCGGTCACCGAGTCCGTGACGCTCTTGGGAACTACGAAGGCGATGCCGTTGCCCGCTGACCAGTTCCCGTCGAGGTCCTCAGCCCAGATGGTGAAGTAGTGCGTACCAGCGGTCAGTTGAGAGGCGCGGGTCGCGTTGCGCGGCCAGGTCTTGTATCGCCACGTGCCAGTGTTCTTGTCCGGGTCAGAGCCGCCGTAGCCGTTGAAGTGCCAGTCGCTCCACGGCTCGTTCGGGTAGTTGCTCGCAGCCGCAGCTGTGTACGTGCCCCCGTACTGAGTAGTAGGAGCAGCACCGTTGTAGGTGCTCAGCACCCGGAAGCGCTTGATGTCGTTGTCATCGCCAGTCGAGGAACGCGTGCCGATCTTGAAGTACCGGCCGTAGCGCGTGACTGTCTTCCCGGAGACGACCTCGGTGTACTTGGTCTCGACCAGCTCCACTGAGATCAGCGGCGGAGGCGGCGGGGTCACGTCGTACTCGAACGACTTGGTCCACGTCCCCGAGCGCTTGACCCAGACCTCCTTCACAGGAGTCCAGGCACCAGAGCGCTTGACGTACGGACGCGTGATCTGCGTCCATGCGCCCGCGATCTTGTAGTGGATCGTCATACTCAGACCTTGAAGAACACGTCGCCGTCAGAGCCGCTGGCGTTGGAGGGCACCACGGTTCCGGACGAGAAGGTGGGCGGGGTGGCGAACGCGGTGACCCAGGCAGTGCCGTTCCACACCGTGAGCGTGTCGGTGTCCTTCAGGAAGGCGTACTGACCCTCCAGCGGAGCGGTCACCTTGGTGTTGCGGTCAGTGGCGTTGACGTACGTCCCGACTAGCCGCTTCTCGATCGCCAGAGCCAGCGCTTGGATATCTCCGGGGATGTCCGGATCGTCAGTGGGCTCGGGGATCGGGAGGCCCTGCTGCGGTGTGGTGGTTGCCATGTGCCTATCCTCTCAGTTCTTGCGAGCAGCTTCGGGTCCGCCGCCAACCTGGATGGGGTCGCAGATCAGGTTGACATCTCCACTCGCCGTAACCGTGAAGCCACGCACGTACTGTCCACCGGGGCAGCTGTAGGTGCCAGGGTTGGCCGTACCGGCAGGTCCCTGAGGACCTTCCGGACCAGCAGGCCCCTGAGGACCTTCCGGACCAGCCGGACCTGTAGGTCCAGCCGGACCCGTAGCGCCAGTAGCGCCGGTCGCACCGACCGAGCCTTCAGTACCGATCTGTCCCTCATCGCCCTGGGGGCCGCGCGGGCCGATAGGACCGATCGGTCCCGGAGGTCCCTCAGGCCCGACCGGACCGGGGATCGGCACCAGTTCGTTGTCAGTGTCGTTGTCCGGGTCGACCTTCTTCAGCTGCGCCAGCTGCTCGCACACAGAGACATAGCCTTGCGAGCAGAGTTGCTCCAGGGTGGCCGTAGCCGAGTCAGTCTTGGCTCGATCGACCTCTGCCTGGTTCTGTGCCGAGTTCTTCTCCGCAGTTGAATCACGCTCGGTCCACCACAGACCGATGATGGCGACCATCGCGAGGATGACACCTACAACGCCGACTGTCTTTCCGCCGTCTGGCTTCATCGCATGTCCTCATATGGGCGTGGGTGAGGCCACCAGACAGTAAGAACGATGGCTCCGATATTGAGTAGGGTCCGTGCCCCGGATACCCACGTTGCCGGAGCGTCAACCTCAGAGTAATGCTGGGAGCCGACTGCGACTAGCACAAGAGCGATGGCGATGTAGGTGAACCACAGAAGAAGGTGGATACCTCGCTCGGTGTAGTACCGGTCTCGGTCGAAGGCCATCAGCACCAGCCGGTAGAAGACGCCGATGGCGGCAACCACCGCGAGTGGATAGTTGATCTCCCGGCACCAGGCCCAGAAGGGTTCGTACTTCTCCCCGAACCCGACAGACTCCGCGATGACAACGAGGCCCAGCGACGTGACGCTCACTACCGCTGTCACCACCGCCGCCAACATCACGTACTTGCGCTCAGCTTCAGCCATGCTCGCCTCCCAGGTGGTCACTTGTCACCGCCACCCTTCCGAACGATCCGGTCTGCCGCCAGGGCAGATCCGACGATTCCACCGAGCATGAGCGAGGTGCTCTGCCCGTCATAGCTCTGGTTTGCCATGTCGGCAGCGATGTGGATGAGCAGCGCAACAGCGAACACCGCGACGATGCTGGCTGTGAGCCAGGACGGTAGTCCGTCGTGATCGCGCTTCGGCGGAGGCGGGGGCGGCTTCTGGTCTTCACTCACCTGACCCTCTTCCCGTGTCTAGTAGGGCAGGATCAGAGTCCTGTGCCGACGTAGTCGAGCTCGGACCAGTGGGACGCTCCATCTCCCACCTTTAGTTTCCCGGTGTCGATCTCGAACCCAGGTTCACCCTCCTGGAGGATGGGGTCGTCTAGAGCCCAGTCCGCTGCCACCGCGCGCTTGAACCTGATGATCGCCATAACTCCTCCTACACCCCATCTTCTCCCCTCACGCCACGCGCTCCTGGAGCTTCCTGAGGATCTCCCTGGAGTAGTGAGCGTGGTACATCTCGGTCTGGTGCACATAGTCAGACGCGAACCACTGAGTCTCACCGTTGACGATGCCAGATGCAGAGGGGTTGTAGAGGAATACCCGACCGTCAGCGAACTCGTCGCACACGCTCTGGAGGAGAGCGTTGTACGCGTTCTGCTTGGTCAGGTTGAGCTCGGGATAGGTCGTGTAGGCATCCGTGGGCATGATGCCGAGGGTGTTGGTGACGATCCATGGAGGTGTAGTCGCCTGCACCTGGATGGAGTCGACCCGTAGGACGTGACCACTGGTTCCGGTGTGCTCGATGACGACCGTATGAGAACCAGTGGGGATGGTGACCGGGATGGTCATCTGCACGAACTTGTAGTCGTTGCCACCGCCCCATCCGGAATCGGTCATCTGGGCGTTGGTGGTGCCGGTCGTGTAGGTGACGCCATCGAGCTTCACCGTGTAGGTGGATCCCGTCGTGCCGGAGCCGAACCCGACCAACACGAAGTCCCACGGGTACGGAGCACCGGTGGCGTTGTTCATCGTGTACGACAGGGTGCTTCCCGGCGTGGTGGTTTGCTTGTAGATACCACCGGTGGTGCCCGTCGAAGTACCGTTCGACCAGGTCCCGCCGTAAGTGATCGAGCCATTCTGGCTGGTGATGAAGGCGCTACTGCGTAGCCTCCGGAAGATCGACCGGCAGGCGTGGACAACACCGGCCTGGGTCTGCGACGAGTCAACCGCTGCGATGGTGTCGTTACCGATCAGGTCGGTCAGGTACAGCGCGTCAACAGCAGGCAGCGAGGCCCAGGTCACCGCTCGGGAGATCGCCATCTCCTCACCGGAGACAGCTCTGGTGGAGTAGCTGGCCGTACCGAACACAGCCGTGCAGATGTCCGCTGCCTTCGACCCCGGCATGGAGTAGTTGCGGCTGTTGGCGCTGCTCCCCATCGCGGACATGATCCGCTCGCCCCACGGGTTCTTGGTGAGGTAGCCCCAGTTGGACTCAGGCTGCTTCACGTACGCACTGGACGAGGTGGAGTAGACCACCACCGGCTTGGAGGCGAGCGTGCTGGGGATCTTGTCCGAGTACGCCCAACGCGGGCTGACCGGAGACAGCACCATCAGCACCGCTGCGTAGTGGCTGATCTGGAGGAAGGTGAAGGTGTTGTGCGCCAGCGTCGTCCCAGCAGAGTCGATGATGGAGCCGCCCCGAGGGATCTGGAGCGCGTTGTTCGCCTTCGACTCCGTCTGTCGAACCGTGTAGCCCGTGGGCGGGGTGTCCATCAGTGCAGCGTTAGCAGCAGTGGACAGAGTTGGGTAGCTGCCGACACATGCCACCACCATCGAGTCCGAAGAGCAGTAGACCGAGGAGAAGCGCGGCGGGCGGTTGTTCAGTGGCTCGTTGCCGTGCGGCTTGTGCACGATCGGCAGTGTCGCGTAGCCACCCACGTTGCGGTAGACCGATACCACCACAACCCAGGACTGGTTGGTCGTCCCGGACAAGGTGAAGGTCTTCACCGTGCTGGAGTCAGCAGCGTTGACTGTCGCCGTATAGGCGTAGAGCGTCACCGAGGTGGAGGTGGACTCGGTGGATCCGATCAGTGTGGTGCTGCCCGGTGGAGCGACCGTAGCTGTCCCATGCGCCGTCACTGAGTAGACCGCGAAGTCCCCGTTGGACAGACCAGCAGGCAGCGTGACCGTCGCGCTGGCACCGGTGGTGCCCGAGTTCTTGGCCGAACCTACATACGAGACGGCGGTCTTGGCGCGAGCCTTGGTAGTAGCTACGGCGCTCACTGGGCGTCTCCGAACACCACCCACTCATCAGTAGCCCGCTTGTAGGCACCGATGAGCGACCACTGCGCGCGCGTAGCCGCAGACGAGGCGAACCGCAGCGTGACACCGGCACCAGCCACCAGTGTCGCCTGACCCGTGCTCACCTGGGTCAGGTTCAGCTTCGTCCCGGTCGGGAAGGCCACCGAGGAGTTAGGCGGGATGGTGTAGTTCGCAGCAGACGCGGAGTTGTGCTCGATGAACCGCTCCGCGTCATCCAGCACGAAGGTGTACGCGCCTGTCTGCACGCTGGGCGCGCGGATGCCCACGCGGTACCTGACCGCAGCAGCGATCAGTGCCGGAGTCATCCAGCCAGAGGTGGTGGAGGTGCCCGTCTCCATCGTGCCCTGGGAGATGATGTCCCAGTTGGCAGAAGGACCGACCATGTCGAACCGGTCAGTAGCCGAGTCGTAGCGCAGGAACCAGCGCCCGTTGGCAGCCGCCACCGCGTTGTAAAGCGTGGCCGCAGAGCCACCGAGGTAGATGTTCTTGGCCCCGAGCGAGTCGATGTTCAGGGTCGGAGAAGCAGCCGTGTTGCCGTTGGTCAGCACGACCGTGATCAGGTCGCCGTCCGTGTAGGCGTAGCCACCACCAATGGTCGCAGTCTTGGCGGCAGTGCCGACCGCCGTACCCGAGGTCGTCTCGGTGAAGGACGCGCCAGCGGTAATCCCCAGCGTGGCCCGAGCCGTGGTCGCGTCAGCATCATCCAGCAGCGTGCGCGCGAAGGAGGACAGGTCGGTTAGCGCCCAGGTCCCCGAACCAGTGGCGTACAGCAGCTTGTTCGCAGCGGAGGTGAGCGCTGCGATAGCAGTCAGGTCAGCATCCAGCGGCTGCTTCCCGTCAAGCGCCGTCTGGGTAGCAGTAGAGATGGGCTTGGCCGTGTCAGCAGTGTTGTCGACGTTGGAGAGCCCGACAGCCGTCTTGTTGAGTGTCTGCCAACTCTTGTCTCCACGCAGGTACTGCGAGGTCGTCCCGGCCGCGAACGCGTCCTCCTTGCCGTCCAGAGCCGTCTGGGTGGCGTCGGAGATGGGCTTGTTCTCGTCCGAGGTGTTGTCAACGTTGGCCAGACCCACGTCACCCTTGGTCAGGTTGACGACACCCGTGTAGCCGTTAACCGAGGTGACCGAGCCGCCTCCACCGCCACCGGTGTTCGCATCGATGGCCTGCTTGACTCGCTCGGCCGTCCACACCCGAGCGACAGTGCTCGTCCCAGCCTCAGCTTCAGCCTGGGAAGGAACCGAGTAGGTAGGCAGCGGCTGCCAGGTCTTGTCGCCCCGGTAGTAGTCCGCCGTAGTACCAGCAGCGACCAGGTCTTCCTTGTCGTCCAGTGCAGCCTGCTGAGCCGTGGAGACCGGCTTGGAGAGATCCGTGGTGTTGTCCACGTTCCCCAGACCGATGTCGCCCTTGACCAGGGTGACCGCAGGACCGGTCTTGCCGTTGACCGAGGTGACACCTGTGGTGCCCGAGCGCTCCGAGCGCGACACTTCGTACCACTTGGAGTCCACGTCGTTGTACATGAACTCCACGAACAGGAAGGTGTTCAAGGGCGGTGTAACCGGCGCAGCACCGACGAAGACCATGTTGGTGGCCCAGGTCAGCGTCTGGTTGTTGCCATCCGAGACCACCTGGACGAGCAACCTGGCCCCGACGACAGGGTTGGTCACCGTCATAGAGGTGACCGAGCCGGTGCCCACCAGGTTGATCCGGTGCATCGTGTAGGCCTTGGAGTCCAGCGTCACCGCGCCAGCAGCGAAGATGGCAGGAGACGGGTAGTAGCCCGAGCGGCCCTGCACCATCATCGTGGTAGCAGCGATGTTGCCTAGCGTCCCGTCCCGCTGGATGTAGTCCTGAACGGTGTAGTTCGCGCCGCTCATGAACAGCAGCTGGAAGTCCCGAGAGATGACACCTCGCGCGCCCGCGTCTGAAGGCCGCTTGCAGGCGATCGGGTACGCCTCGTTGTCAGGCGGCGAGAAGATCGTGCCCATCTCGCGGATGATCGCCCGACCGATGTTCGTCCCGGAGTTCACGTTGGTGAACTTCGTGGAGATGCCAGCACCGTAGATGTTCGTGCCGTCCCAGATCAGCTGCCCGTTGCCGCCGTCCTGGATGAACATCGAGGAGTGTCGCTGCCAGTAGCTCTCGCCAGTGACCACACAGCGGTTGTTACCGACCAGTCGGATCGCCGGGGTGTTGTCGACCGTGCCGCCGTTGTAGTTGCAGGAGTTGAACTCGACCGCCGTGATGATGGTCGGGAAGGAGGCGTTGCTGACCTTGATCAGCTCGGCGGTGGACATGTCCACGTTGTTGTTGGAGAACCCACACGAGGTGAACCGCAGGTTCGCTCCTGCGTCGATGTGCACGAAGACAGAGGCCGTGTTGGCGACGTGCGCCTCGAAGATGCACTGGTTCCACTGGTTGTGCGCGGAGCCGAAAGGATAGACGTTGTCAGTCGTGCCATCCGGGTCATCGATCACCAGCGCGTAGCCAGTGGCTCCCGGAGCGTTCGAGCACCGCGAGAAGAAGTTGCCGCCCGAGCCGTTGATCATCCGGGCGTTGCCGGTACCGCAGTTGACCGTGTCCACGGAGACGTTGGTTGTGTTCTGCGCGCCATTGAACAGCCAGCCGATACCAGCGGCGTCCTTGATCTTGACGCCGATCAGAGAGGACTGCACGCACTCCATCCGCACCAGACCGGTGACATCGCCAGTGTCGTTGCCGTCGATGGTCAGGTCGCGGATACCAGAGGGACGAGAGGCACCGGTGGACCACTTACCCACGCGCAGGCGCGAGGTGGAGTCGATGGCCCGCAGGCCCTTCTCCGAGGTGTCCGAGGCACCGCTGCCCTTGATCATCACCGCGTTGGGGATGACCAGGTCGCCAGTCCAGCCGTAGAGCCCTCCGGAGACATCAAGGACACCGCCACCAGCCACATCAGCAGCGTCCATGGCAGCCTGGAGCGCAACCGTGTCGTCCGCAGGCCAGCCGAGCGCGCCATAGTCCTCGGGCAGGTACGAGGTAGTGCTGCCTGCACCGTCCTCGCCCTTCAGGTTGCCCCGGAGAGTCCAGACCGCAGTGTCGGTCTTCTCGTAGTAGTCACCGTTGGTGGTGTTCAGGTAGAAGTCCCCGACCGATCCCGCGCCCGAGGCAGGCGTACCAGCAGCGGCGAACCACTTGGTCCCAGGTGCACCAGTGGCACCGGTGGGCCCAGCCGTACCAGCAGAGCCCTTGATATTGCCTCGCGCGGTCCAGGTGCTCGCACCGGTCTTCTCGTAGATGTCATACGAGCTGGTGTTGATGTACCAGTCGGTTACGGTTCCCGTCGCTCCACCCGGCGCTCCTGCGCCTGCGAGCCACTTAGACGATGAACCGTTCGCGCCAGCCGGACCCGTAGGGCCAGTAGCCCCAGTGTCACCGTTGATGTTGCCCTGGCTGGTCCAGACGGTGCTGCTCGTCTTCTTGTAGACATCCCACGTATCTGTCTTGAAGTACCAGTCCCCGAGATTGCCCAGGCCGCTGGACGGAGCACTGGTGCCACTCAGAATGTCAGAGCTGCCGTCGTTCACCCACGGCAGGGAGTTCCACGCGGTAGAGCCGTTGCCGATCTTCAGGCCACGGTTGGTGGTGTCGTACCCCGGCTCACCGTTCTTCAGGACGGGGTTCTTAGAGGTCCAGTTAGTCGCCGTATCCCGGCGCATCTGGATGTTGGTCACCGTAGTCGCAGTAGCCATCAGAGAACTCCTCCATCGAACACCAGACCGTCGTCCATGTTGCCATCTACTGCGAGCCAGTACTCGATCTCAGCGACCTTGGTCTTCAACGCGATGAACTCAGCCCAACTCACCATCAGGCCTCGCCTCCATCGAGCTCGTAGTCACTGTCGTACGTCGAGAAGGCGTCTCCTCCGTCGAGGATCGCAGCCAGCATCTCGACCTTGCCGACCAGCTCATCGAACTCTGCTCGCTCCACATCCTGGAGCTCACCAGAGGCAGGCGGTACGCGCGTGGCCGTGATCAGGTCTACACCCGGCTCCGTGGCGCTCAGCGGCACCTCGATGTCGTAGCTCTCGCCCTCAGCGTTCTTGAAGACCTCTACGACCTCGTACGTCCAGTTGATCACCGTCAGGTCGGTGTCGTCGGTGGCAGGCAGTTCCACGGAGAACTCGCCCACAGCATTGAGTAGCACCTCGATCGGACCACCAAGAACGGTGACCAGCGCAGGCGCATCGATGATCGCGTCAGGGCGAGGCCTGAAGATGACCTTCCCCTCGACCGGCGTCCCATCAATGAGCAGATACTGAGCATGGACAGGCACCAGCTTCCAGTCCTGCTCGAAGTCGTAGAACGCCATGGCTACATGGTCTCATCACTGGCTAGGTGAGCTTGGCAAGAGTGAACCGACTGGCAGCAATGAAGGCGAGCGTCCCGCCCGAGTTCTGGAGCGCCTCGACCTCCAGGATGTCTCCTGCTCCACACGCGTAGACCCCAGTGACGTTCACGTAGGTCTGCACCCCGCTGATCGCAGGGACACGCATTCGATCCCCGATGCCACCGTTGCGCAGCAACAGGAGTTGCCGATATCCCGTCGCGTTGGTCTCGAAGATCCCAGTGACGTTCATGATGTACAGCCCAGCCTGCTGGATGGTGAAGATCCCAGCCGAGTAGGTGAACCAGCTCTGGTCCTGCCAGTCGTTGAGCAACTCGTTCCAAGAGATCGTGGTCGCGGTGTTGTGCGAGAGGTTCTGGTCCGTCGTGCGGCTACGGATGTTCGCACCGTTGTCGGAGTACATCTCCTCGCGCGCAGCTGACCGCACCGAGGTCTTGAACGTCCCCGTGCCCACCGAGCCGTTGGAGTTGGCGTCCACCGAGAAGGAGCCGACGTTGGCTACCAACTTCCCCGGCGTCTCCGAGGTGGAAGGGAAGGTGTTGGTGCTCGGCGCACCTGCTCCAGAGGTAGCCAGCGCGCTGTACTCGGCAGTAGTAACACCCACCAAAGGTGCATCCTGCCGGAACATGTTGGCGTTGGAGGGCACCGTGCTGCCCCGACCCACGTAGATGTTCACCCGGTCCGCTTCGCTGTTCAGCGGGATCCGAGAGGTGTTGACGATCATCTTGGTGCGCTTGGGCTGCGTCACCTTGGTCTTGGGGCTCTGCGTGGTCTCGTACGCGTCGCTGGCGAGGGTGTTGGAGATCCACTTGGTCTGACTGTTCGCGCCCAACACGTTCTCACTCGTGTAGGTGCGTACTACGTACTCCTGGCCCACCTGATTCAGGGCCTTCCACACCGAGCCGTCCCAGAAGAAGCCCCTCAGACCCGCCTCACCGATCGGCCAGTCAGTGTTGGTAAGTCGAGAGCCTGTGCCCGAGTTGAACCCAAAGAAGTTGCCTCCGCTGCGCGCGGCCACCACGAGGCGTTGCGAGCCCCCGAAGTCAGCCGAGGTGAGGGCAACACCAGCGGGGTTGTAGGGGAACGCGTCTCCGCCCGGACCAATGTCCCACTCCACCGTCATGGTGGCAGGCGTGGACTCGGTGGAGTTGTTGTACTCGTAGAACCGGAAGCGGATGCCCGAGGTGGTGTTCTGGGTGATGATCAGCCGGTCGCCATCCGTGCCCAGCCCGCCCCAGTACTGAGTGCTGAGGGACAGAGCTACAGAGTCCTGGACCGCCAGCGTCTCCGCGTTCAGCCGGTAGACCCGCCAGCCAGAGTTCGAGTAGGTAGAGCCAGTGAGGACGAACAGCTCGCCGCCCTTGTACACGACCCCACCGCTCGCGAAGGACGATGCTCCGTGCGCGGCCATCCCGAAGATGTTGGTCGTGCCGAGGAAGGTGCCCAGCGAATCCCACTTGGCGACACCGATGGTGGCTGCGATGCCGATGTTGAGGAAGACCGAGTAGTAGTTCTCCCCGTCCGTGCACAGGCCGTACAGCGCACCAGGAGTAGCGCTCAGGGCCATGGTGTCGTACCCGAAGGTCACTGTGGGCGCGCTACGGGGTGCTGTGGTGCCTGCGGAGAGCGCGAGTGAACCACCGACCGCAACCTCTACTTCACCACCCAGAGAGCCGCCGGAGGGAATGTCAGGGTCGTCCGTGGAGATGGTGAGGGTACGCAGCTTCGCCTCACCAGCGATGATGGCCATGCCTTCCCCCGGCACAGCCTTGAAGAACAGCTCCTGGTTCTCGTTCCAGATGAACAGACCGGGCGTGCCATCGACGTTGCCGATCTTGATCCCGGCCTGCTGGTCCTTGGTGGTCTGGATGGTCGTACCCGTCATGGTCACCGCAGACAGGTCCACAGCGTTCAGGGCGTCGACCAACACACCGTTCTGCTGGAGGTGCTCGACCGTCACCTGACCGACCATCAGCTCCCACTGACCGTCAGCGATCTCCGAGGCACCCACCGAAGCGGCGCGGTAGAGCTTCCTGAGGTCGTCCGTGTCGAACCACAGGTCACCGATGTTCACCGAGATCGGCGGCTCATCACCCACGAAGGTGAGCTGTCCACCGACACCGCCCACGACATCCTCGAAGGCGTCGCTGCCCCCATGCAGGGAGGAGCGATACACCTGGATGACTTGTAGGTCAGTGCGGTAGATCAGCATCCCGTGCCACGGTGCCTCGGGGATGTCTTCCCCGGAGAACATCAGGACAGCGGTGTTGTCCGATGGGAGACGCTGACCAAGCCGCGATGCCTGTGCCTGGTCGAACGTAGCCATTAGGTCAGATCAGCGTAGGTAGCGAACCCAGAGCCAGCGTCGCCATCCGGACCCTGCGGGCCTTCCGGACCCTGAGGACCAACAGGACCCTGCGGACCCTGAGGACCAGCAGGACCAATCGGGCCAGAGCCGATGCGGGTGACTGTGCACGCACCCTCGGAGATGTTCAGCGCGAGGTCGTCCGAGGACAGACCCTTGACGTTGAGGATCTCCCCACCAGCGATCACCCGATACGGGCAGTGGATCTCCAGGAGCGTGGGCTCACCCGTCACAGCAGGAGTGGAGGTCTTCCACACCACACCGTTGGTCGTGGACACCACAGACAGTGTGCGCAGCCCATCAGCCGGGTTAGCAGGCAGATCGAACTCCACCCACGCGGAGATGAGATAGTCACCAGCCTCAGGGAAGGTCAGGTTGGTGGCTGAGGTGAACACACTCAGGTCGTCGTAGACCACAGTGCCGAAGGACACCAATGTGTCCGTGTCCGGGTTCAGCGAGGTCGTGGACGAGACGTTCGCGCGGGCCTGGATCTGGAGGATCTCACCAGTAGGTCCCTGCACACCCTCAGGGCCCTGCGGACCATCAGGTCCCGGAGGACCAACAGGACCACGAGGGCCGACTGGACCGACACCTGCGAGCACCCCCGTGCGGACCTGGATAGTGCCTCCGTTGACGAGGCGTACGACATTGGCCATGTTCTTACTCCGTCATCTGGGTGACGCGCTTGTTGACGGTCACCTGCCCGTAGAGGATGCGAGCGACCTGGAGCCCGGAGAACTCGTTGCCATCGTCGCAGGTGACGAACAGGTCGTAGTGGTAGACACCCGGCGTGAAGGTCACGGTCTGGGTGCGCGGGATGTGGAGCTGGATGAGCCCGATGTCCGGTGAGAGGTTGATGCTCGGGATCTCCCCATCAGGGATGTCCGGATCAGTCTCCAGAGTAGCGATGGTCTGGCCAGTCGCTGCCCTGATGTCCATGCGACAGGGGTGCACGATGATGACTGGCTCGTCGTAGTTGTCCGTCCAGACAACCTCTGAGGTCCAGTCCTCTCCCTGGTCGATCACCAGGGGAACTTCAGCTGCGGGCATCGCTCCTCCTCTGCGTCTATCTTCCCGGCGCTGTCAACGACGAGCGAAGTCGGCAACGGTCCAGTAAGGATGGTCCGAACCATAGGGCCGAGCCTTGATCGGGTAGTACTTCACCAGCCTGAGCTTCTTGTCGTTCCAGGCGATGCCATCCACCCCGCTGACCTTCCACTTCATGTTGTGCGCGGTGAACAGGTCGTACATGGTGAGGTAGTCCTTGTCCCGGCGCGGAGCCAGGTTGAAGTCACCGGTCACCACCAGCACCCAACCCATGGCCTCGCAGAACTCCATCATGTGGTTCAGCCGGATCATGGACTTCACGAACTCCTTGACCACACCCATCGTGGGGCTGTCGTAGGGGTTCACTGCGTTCGGATGGATCTGGATGTGCGCGACCGTGATCCCGTTCCACTTGTAGGCGAGCACGGAGAACACACGATCATGGGCGACCTTGGTGGGGTTGGAGTCGTCGCACACCTGGGTCATCTGGAAGTGCCTCAACTGCAACCCCTTGCGCAGCATCATCGGACAGTCGGTGGCGTCCCGCATGTCCTTGAACCCGAACATGGGCCAGAGCGCGTGATAGTCCGTCCGCCTACGGATGAGTGGCCCGAGGTTCGTCCCCTCGCTCCATCCCCAGGAGTGGCACTTCAGCCCAGCAGCTCTGGCTACTGCGCGCCTGCGTACCTTGTTGGCGATGTAGACGTTGCCTGCGCCGATCCTCAGTACTGCCATGTCAACCGTTCCTTGTGTCAGAGTCGTCCACTGCATAGGGCAGGGCGTAGAGCTCAGCGTCGGTGTAGTCCGACCAGTCCACGTTCCCACCGGTGGCGTACAGCGGGTCAGGGTCAGCTGAGGTTGGAGGTGTGGGGCTCGGAGAAGGCGTAGGAGCTGTGGTTCCCCCGGTCCCGCTCTTCTTGGTCACGTCGATGTCGTAGAAGCCCGAGATAGGCCTGTGGTTGGAGTTCTGCCTCGGCCACGCCTTGTAGCGCGCGAACTTGATCCGGCTGTCCGCTGCGTACCGACCAACGGCGTCGACGGTGTTGCGAGTGGTGGGCACCTGCATGTCCGCGTCGTCCCAGATGGTCATCATCTTGTTGTTGCGGAACAACTTGGTGGGATAGCGCCTCTGGTCGGGATCTACGTTGAGATCTCCTGCCCACGTCACAGGGCCATACTTCGCCCGGTTCTTGGTAGTGGCGATCAGATCACCGCTGATCTTGTTCAAGCGCGCAGTGGTCTGGTCGGTAGCGATGGGGAAGTGAGTAGCCACATGGGAGAGCACGATGCCTTCCCAGGCGTAGGTGACCCAGACGACGTAGCGCCCACCGAACCTGTCTGTGACGCTCCTGTACCTGCCCTGGTTGCGCATCCTGGCATGTCCATTGCGCAGCGCTACCTGGTTGGCTCCTGCGCCGATGATGGGTGTGTAGCCGTTGGCTCTGGCGAGAGAGCGCATGATCGCGGCGTTCCCGTTGCCCATGG